TCACATCCTCCCAATCCTGTACGGCGTCATCCGATAGGCTGAAGGATTCGATGAGCGTGGCGACTAGGCGTTTCGTCGTTCGGTCGAAGAGGAAGAGACCGAGACGCGCGCCGGGGTCATCCTGTGCAGTTAGCGTCGGCTTGACGTTTACGAAATCATCTAAGGTCAGGAGTCCTGACGTATTAGTGACATACGCGCTCCAGTAGAATTGACCATTATCGAAGGGACTACTTTCAGGTATTTTCGTGCCGTCACTTGCAAGATAGCCCGAGAGCGGATAGATGCGGCCTTCCAAGTCCGTTGACCAGCCGTGATACTCAAATGTTCCGGCGTTATCTGTAATAGTTATATTGTCTGCCATTTTACTCGTCCTTTATGGGGCAATCAGCCCGTGCGTCTCCATGCGCGTCAGCGTCGTATTCTGCGCTGTCTTCGTTGCATCCAAAGCCGTCTTCATCGTATTAACCTGCGCTACTAAATCGTTGATGACGGTCTGAGTAGCCGCGTCATATGTAGCCGCCGCGGAGCCTGAGACGACTGCGCCGGTACTGGCGGTGACATGGGGAACCGCGGCTTCGCGCGGGCCTACTACTTGGTCTCCCCCAACCATCACGCTTGCGCCAACTTCAATCGTCCCGCTCGTCGTCGTCGTGATACTCACGGCGCTTGTAGCCGTACCTATCAACACTCCGTTCTCAGGCTGAATCTTGACTTCATGTGTACCAGGCGGAAGGCCCGGCAAGTCGAACGTGCCGTTATTGTCTGAATCGGGAGAGACTATTCCGGCATCCGAGAAGACTGATTCACCGTCTCGCTTTAGTAGAATCCGCCCGGTCTGCCTTCCCTTATAAATCGCAAAAGCAAACACTCCATGAAGCGTTGAAGAGGTAGCGGTAATGGAGTGCTCTGATAGTGTGAGACCCGTCGGCGTGCCGGGGGCCACGTCGGGGAGATTAAAGACCGTAGGGAGCGGAACGCTTCTGGCCGGGGCGTCATCCGAGTACATCGAAGAGAGATAACGACGCCCGGTGAAGGCTGCGGATAAGTCAGATTTAAGAGTCAGGTCTTCGATACGAATTATTAAATTAACGAAGCCGCCCGATTTGGCTGTGACTGCTATCACCGAGCCTTCTGAGAGCGTTAAAGCTTCACCGTCGGAAGCTAAGGATGAGAAGAAATCCCCGTCACGAAGTTCAGACAGAAACCCATTAGCCACCCGGACGGCCTGATGGTAATTGTCTATCGCGCTGCCACTTATCTCTTTACTATTAACCGTTCCTTTTATTTCAGAACGCTTCGGTATTCTCAGTTCTGTTAATTTGAAATCCTGACTCGAATCCCGATATTTAAGGATGACCTGATTGACGGTCGATTGTCTGGAGCCGAGAGGCCATTTAAATGAGCCGTCGATAATGTTCGCCCTCTCACAATCGGCCTGAGTGTTAGCGTGATCTGACAAGGACATCGCCACCCGAATTACTTCTTCGGCTTCCGTGTGGTCGTATTCAAGCTGCTTTTCAAGCTGAAGAAATCCGACTTTAGCCATAAGTGAAACAACTAGAGGTGTCGTAGGATTCCATGTCGCTTTGACATATTCGTTTAAGGTCGGATTGGCGTTGACGGCGGCGGCCAGCATGGCCCCGACGGTGTTGACTGTATCGCCTGACGCCGGGGCGTAGGAGATCGAAACCCCGTCTATGGCTATCGTCTTTGTGCCTGAGAGGCTTGTGACGGTGATTTGGGCGGTTGCCGGAGTGCTTGCCCCGTCTCCCCCTGCAAAAGTTCCACCAGAGGCCGTCAGGCCGCCTGTAGCAGTTAAGGTGATCGAGTTTCCGACTGTGGAATATCTCGTCCCTGTCACCGTTCTACATTCCGAGGTGACGAGCTGCGCGCCGATGACAACCTTGCCCGATAGATCGTCAAGCCACGCCATGACGGACTGAACAGGGATTTCAGTATCACCGGGTGAGGCCGTCCCACGTAGTAAGGTGTTATCGACGGGCCTCTTATGCCTTATCTGAATCTTTCCATTTGAGCCTTGAACCAGATACAGACGGGCTGCCGGGAAGATGACATCATTTAGGAAATCAACGGCCTTCTGTGAATCGGTAATCGGGACGTTGACCGTGTATCTTCGTCGATAGGTCGTAACAATCGTCGGCGTGCCCTGGGTGGTCGGGTCGAGCGGGTCAAAGAAGGTCGGGTCAGCTTCCAGAAGATTCGGGTTGACCGTGCCGTCATTCAAGAAATTGCGACGGAAATATTCAGGAGATAGCCTTGAGCCTGAATTGTAAAGGTGATAAAGATTGCCGACGCGTGATATTTCCGTACCGGGCAACATCACCGTATCCGCATGAGATTCATCCTCTAAGAATTGATCGTCATATAGGGACTCTTTAAAGTTCACGCCGTCATCCATGAACTCTTCCGCGATGTTGCAAAGATGAGGGTCGGTAATTAACCAGCGTGAGACGTGAACCGGGTTATCCGTCCAGCCTATTTTTCGGACTCGTGTATCTGTGGCAGTCGCATAGGCGGTGTGCTCTAAAACTAAAGTTGAGGTTCCGCCACCCGAGAGGACTTTCGTCAACAGGTCTAATCTATGCGTCCCGTCTGCGTCAGTTATTAAATCTCCGGCTTTTTCAATCCACAGCTCATCACCGTTTCGATAATTAAGTGACGCGCCGGTCAGGTGGTCTGAAGCCGCATTGATTGATGCTCGGGTCGGAAGGTAATTACCGGAGGCATCAGGTAAGGGAACGCGACAGCCCAAGAGGACGGCGGAAATCTCAGCCGCAGGATCATCCTGTTCAGGAGTAGAGCCGTTCGTATCTAAAGCGAGCCACGCTGTTCTTGAATAGAATCCGTCACCGGGATAAGCGTCATGGCCTGACTCTGTAACGCCGGTCGGTTGCTGCTTACGACTCCCTTCGCCTTCTTTGGCTCTGTATCCGAAGCGCTTATAAATACCCGTGGGCTGGCCTAATCCGAGAGTGTTGTTTCGGATATTGGCATAGTCTTCAATTCCATAACTGACGCCATCTCCGAACGAGTAGAGGGCCGCGACGTTGAACGACTTATCTACTGACGCGATGGGCTTACCCAACATCTGCACTCTGCCGATGGGGATTGGAATTGCCTCTTCCGCGTTTAAATCAGAGTGGGTAGAAAATTGGCGAGTGCGGGTGACGGATTTGGTCTTTAGACCGATAAGCGAGGCCCAGACTCCACGTGCCACTTTTTCTTTGAATTGAACTGTGAATGTAGTCGGAGCGTATCTGAACGCTTCGGATAAGGGGCTGACCGAATCATGTTCGGGATCGTCGGCTGTATATCTTCGCGGGGGAAGTTCTTCATCTACCGAGCCAACGTGCTGCTTGGCGCTTAGCTGAAAATCGTCGTCCCCAACCTCGATAGCCTTTTCACACTTACCGACAAAGCCTGGATAGGTATCGTTTAATTCGTAAGACTGTGAGCGTGAGACGAGCCTGACGACGAGTTGACAGTTCTCTAAACTATTCTCTGGTCGTTCAAGCGCGAGCTTCGCCATGTAGCGGCCCGTTGAACTTGAATTGTCGAAGGTGACTGAGTTTGAATTGAACTTCGGGCCGCTTGACCTTTGAATGTCTGACCACTTGGTAATAAGTCTTCGGTATTGACGCCCGCGAAATTCCCATCCCGCATAATCGGTAAAACAATCAATCGCATTAACGGGGTCGAATCCGTCAACGCCGGGCACTGCATCGGACGGGTAGAGTTCGCACACTAAGGATATGTCGCGGCGCACGGCCTCATCTTCCGCCGTTCGATTCCACGTTCTCAGTGCTCGCAGAAATCTTTCGCTCAGTGGCATCAGCTTGGATATTTCACAAGGCCAATTCGCGCCCTTTGAATCCACGTCTTGTCATGGTCTAGCTCAAATGATTCATACCTGACGCCGATCCGGAGTTGGCCGTCCGGGTCTCTATAATCGAACTCCAGTTCGTCATGCCTTGCCGCCGTGTAGTGATCTAAAAGAACCTGTGCTTCAGTCTCGTCTAACAGGCTGTCGCTGTAGTCCTCTTCCCAGCGAAGAGGTGGCACATCCCCTGTCGTGTTGATGCTTATCCCTTTGTCCGCATACGTGTGCTTGGTAATGAGAGACTTAAAATCAGGTGGGAGCGTTCTGCGTTTTGATGGGTGCGGGCCACCTAAAGCCTCTACAGGGAACGGAGGGACGCCGGTTGAAGCTTCGGCGTAGAGCGAAGCAACGCGAGCGGCGAACTCGCTGGATAATTTGAACGCATTAAGTGTTGCCGCTCGTCCGTTGGCTACTACGTCAGCTTCCCAAAAGGCTTGGCCGGGTGCGTCGGGGGTATGGCCGTAGAACGATAAATATAATCCTTGAACGTATGCACTGTTCGACGTGGCGAGGGCCAGATATTCGCTTGAAGTGAACAGTCCGCCGACTCTGCTTTTAGCTTCAGTCAGTAAGGGAGCGGGACTGTTGACGAGCGGGTTTAGTGCCGCAAGCCACGCGGTAAGTTCCAGCGTGGTAGGGCGACGGGAGAGTGCGCCCGTGTAGGCTGTAATAGAAAATCTTTCGGTGGATAGGGGCATAAATAAAAAAGGCGCATGTAATAGGCTCTTGGCCTTCTCACATGCACCTCGCCGAGCGGTCACGCTGGTGCGTAGATAAGTTGTGTGGCGCTACTGTCGCGCGGGGAGAATTATACTATAAGAGTGGGTTGGGGTGAAGGTGTTTTTCTCTAAATGAGTCGAGCAAACGCGGCAACCATCTGGGCCACCGCTAAGTTGCCTATGACTTCCGCCGCTTCACGAAATGACGTTGCCAGCTTAATGCTTTCACGGGCCAACTCTTCCGAGGCTTTGACGTACCTATTGAGTGCGCGCATGTGCTGTGTGTGAAGGTCGGTTGCGCGTCGTTTGCGACGGTGGAATGTGCGGAGTCGGGTCATCTCTTGCCTTTCTTAGTTGTCTTGGGTCTGCCCTGTTTTGGAGGCTGGAAGTTCGCCAATGTGTCGGCGGGTATCTTCCAGACGGGGCCGCGCGGCGTAGCCTCAGACTTAGCGCCGGGGAAAAGCCCCTTACGCACCCATCGGACGAGAGTTTGGTAAGGGGCGTCTATTCCTCGTCCTTTCAATATGCCTTGAGCCTCAGTAGTAGTTACCATTCTCTTCGCCATACCTCCCTATATATCACAACTATCTGAAATGGCGCTATCAGATTAGCACAGGTCGAATCCTAATACAATAAAAGATGTTAGGATGCTATCACTTTTCCCTTGCGCTTAACTTGCTAGGATGCTATCATCTTTTCTGTCAGTCGGAAGGGAGACACCACGCATGTTGAGAATAACCGAGATAGCCGAGAACGAAATAGTCATCACCGAGCACTACGCCGTCGAATATCAGCGGACTGGTCGTGGGGTATTCGCCGAAGTCAAAGACGCCGGTTCACGCTACAACGGGCTGTACGGGTTCGGTAGTACCAAAGAAGGCGCTCTTGCCTGTCTCGCCGCAAAGATTAGTCAGATGCCGTCTGACGAATAGCAGAAGGGCTTAGGAAAGCGCGAACTCTCCTAAGCCCCGTTCAACTTTCCACCCCTGCAAAGAAGGGAAAAGTCTATGCCGAAGTCTAACACGAAGAGGAATGTATTTGATAGGCCCGCCGAGGTCGTCAACTTCGCCATGTACCGCGGTCTGCGCTTAACGAGTCACGACCCTTCACTCGCTATGGAGATCGTGCGGAATTGTCCGAACTTACACGCGGGGGCCGATGCGAAATTGTCCGAGACGATAAGCAGGAGACGGGCTGAAAAAGGCAGGAAAGGGTCGAAAGGAGAGTTAGTTAAGTTCCCCGCACGCATGGCCTTTCCGGGCGGCATCTACGAACTAGACCGCCGGGGCGTCGTCACGCACTTCAACCCGGCCCATCCTCCGGCCCCGGCACTCGTCGGGCTGGACTTCTTCGACGCGATAGCGCCGGGCCTGCGTAACTTGCGCGGCGACTACATCAGGTTTCTTTTGAGCGACGCAACCGACTACGAGACGGCGGCGAGCGGGCGAGTGTTCATCTTCGTCAAGGTCTTAGACTGCGCGGTCGTCACGGTGAACAGGGAAGGCGGCGCGGGATGAAAAGGCGATTCAAGACAGGCGACCGCGTGATGTTCAAGATGCCGTTTCAAGGCAGGGGCATGATACGCCCGGAGCCGCGTCCCTACCTCGTGACGAAAGTAGACGGTGGTCTCATCTACTTGGAAGGGTACGGATTACCCGTGCCCGACATCGCGCTCGCCCTCCCTCGCCGGGTTGAAAAGAATCCGTGGAAGGAACTACGCGACGAGTGGCAACGGTTTCTCGCCAAAGTGGAAAGAGGTACGGCATGAGACGCCTACTCTCGCTGGATAGATCGAAGGGGGCGGCTCTACATGGGGCCGCCTCTCTTCTTTTCATGCTGCTGGGCCTTCGGAGCCGTCTGGCTCGCCTAGTCTGTAACTCGCCTTGCGCCCTCGACCCGTGCTGACTATTCCGCGCCTGTCGGCTTCTTTCGCGCTCACGCCGAAAGCGGCCTGAAAGAATCTATCGCGCAATCGCTCGCCGCGCCTTTCATCAAACGTCTCGGGACGCTTCCGTTCTCTCCGAGGCGATGGCTCTTTGAAGGCACGCTTGCGACTCTGCCCGAGCATCATCATTCCCATAGAAGCAGCGCACCGCTGGCAATGCTCACCGCCTTTGACTTCGCGCCATTCGCTGGTATCAGTTTCGACGCTTGGGCCGTCAAAGGGACGGAAGTCAAGAAAGCGCCCGCAGTCAGTTTCCAGGTATGCCCCCTCAACCCCACGCAGCGTGACGTGATACCACACGGCGCGGTGCGACTTCTGGCCTTTGCCTGCCGCCACAGTCAGGCGTGAACCTAGTAGTTCGCGCGCCGCTTTGCCCCGATCTGGAAATTGAATGGCGCTAGTCATGCTGTTTTTCTTTTCTTCGACATCTCGCGTATCTCAAACGCCTCTGGCTCACGGGTCTTCTCTTCACGTATCAGTTGCGTGATCTGCTGTCGGATAAATCCTGACATGCTGACACCGCGCAATGTGCAAGCCGTAGCGAAGTCCGCAGCCGTTTGAGGTTCAAACGCCACGTTGATGAACTTCGTCTTCTTTTTCTCTTTAGGTAGTTTTGGCCGTCCCACATCAAGCATCTTTACAGCACCTCCGATTATTTTTCAAACTAAATCGTAATTTCTTTGTTTTCTTCTACAACTTTAATGCTATACTAGCAGAAAGTTTGGATGGGTAAAAGGAAATAAAGTTTTACCCCGATACAAGCCGTGAGGAGAGCAATGGAATATCACGAAGCCGCAGACATCTACCCCCAGTTGGAGGGCAAAGAGTTCGATGCTTTGGTTGAAGACATTCGCAAAAACGGGCTACGCGTACCAATCCTGACGTGCAAAGGAAAGATACTGGACGGCAGAAACCGCGACCGCGCCTGCGATGCCGCTGGAGTTAAAAAGCGATATGAGGAATGGGACGGCGTTGGCTCTCCTGTTGATGCAGTTGTTTCCTATAACGATGCGCGCCGTCATATGGAGTCAGGTCAGCGAGCGGTTTCTGCCCTTATGGCAGAAAAGCTTTTAGCGAAAGAGGCGAAAGAGAAGGAAGCAAAGCGCAAATCTAAAAAAGAGGGGGTGACTTTTCCAAATTTGGAAAAGTCACCCCCTCTTCACTCGGCAAAGCAGGCTGCTAAAAAGTTCAAGGTGAGTCACCAGTATGTAAGCGATGCAAAGAAGATTGACCGGCAGGCTCCCGCACTCATTAAGGATGTACACGAAGGCAGGCTACCGATTCAAGACGCGAAAAAGGTAGCAACCTTGCCAGAGGGAGTTCGCGACCAGGCTGTGCAGGGAATTGTCAGAGCAAAGACTCCCGAACAGAAACGTTTCATCGCACGCGAAGCCGTGAGGGCCGCCAACCAAAAGCCAGAACGCCCCCTTTATGAACAGTTGTATACGGGGGCCATCAAAGCGGACAAGTTAATTCACGACCTTAATCAGATCGGCGGCGTGTGCGTAATCGCTGAGATGGAGGATTGGGAGCCAGGGCAACGGCAGGTAGTCATAGACGCCGTGAGGCGCACCGCAGAGGCATTCAACGGCCTCTACAACGAACTGACAGAACTAAATCAGGAGATAAACTACGATGGCGAAGACACAACGCAGGGCGTTCAGTATTCCAACTGAAGAGTTGGCAAAGATTCTTCTGACGGATGAGCACATTCCAACGTGGATGCGGGTCGAAAGACTTGATGCCATTGGTGCGTGGAATCAAGATTATCTCGACAACGCAGAAGAGAAGGCCAAAACCGACGCGGTACGCGCGTGGTACGGAGACTATCACGCATCACAGGCAAGGCGGCGCGACACTGTAAACGTGCCGCGAAAGCTTCCCGGCGGTGAGGTTGTGAGGGCTTACAAGCTAAAGGAAAAAGCGAGCCTTCCCGACTTGCAGGCAGCGGAGGCCGAAAGCTGGCAGAGGGCCAATACTAGCTGGCGAGAAGCGATGGAGCTGCGCTCACTGGCCGAAGTGAAATTCGGCGCGCAGATCGGCTTGCCGTTTGAGTTCGAGGCCCGCGCTCCTCAGATGAATCGGCCAAGAGCGACACGCGCACAGCGTCAGCCTAAGACCCCGATGCGTCGTCATCCCGAAAAGAGCAAGTGAACAAGCGCAAAACAAAACGTATCATCGTCTCACTCAAGCCCGAGCACGTCACCCTTATCAAAGAGGCGTTACGAGTGCTCGGGCGAGACGGTGAACTACGTTTTGCGGAAGAGGATAAGACTCGCCTGCGGGAAGAGGTCTTGAAGGCGCTGGAAGGTCGGGCAGTTCTGTAGACTTGCTCACAAGAGGTAAAGAGGGGCGGGGCTTTCGTGGCCTTGCCCTTTTTGCTTGAGGGGGCGTATGATTTTTGCATGAGCGAAGACTCCACTAAAGACCTTGAGCAGAAGTACGACACCAAGCCGACACTTGAAACCGTCGTTCAGATGCTCGGTGAGTTCAGAGCTTCGATGGAAAGCCGTTTCGATGCGGTAGATACCAGACTCGATAAGATTGAAGAGCGTGTTGACCGCATGGAGGGACAACTAGACCGCGCGACTTCCGTCGTACATGAAACCCGTGCCGAGTTGCGAGAACTGAAGGGGCATTTCAAGGAACCTGCATAGACCTTTATCTGCACAAGCCTCATCTGTGATAGCATCCCGCGGCATGAAAAGCGTCACTATTTTTTGCCTCATTGCGCTCACACTGTCATTAACTTCTTTTGCCCAAGTCATAGGCCCGCTTCAAAAGCAAGCACGCCAAGCCAATGCTGAATATAAGAAAAGCCTTGAAGAGCAAGAGTTGAATAGGCAGCAGGAAAGACTAATGGGGTTAAAAGCACTGACCTCTATCAACGAAACCACCGAGCGGGAGATTGAGCAAGCAAAGTCGGATGTTCTTAAAACGCAAAGTAAGATAGCAGACACAAAAAGGCGAATTGAAGAAGTTGATGGATTAGTAGCCGCCGCCGCTACTCCACATCAGGAAACGTCTGAAGAGGGAGAGGCGATCAGGAAAATCATTGAACGGGCAGAAGATCACTATAAGACTGGAATAGCCCTCATCATTGCACATAGACCTCAAGAGGCTACAAAGGCATTCAACGCGGCGGTGGATGTAATTCTTGAGTCGGGTTATGAAGTTAAAAAATATAAGTACCTAGATCAATACTACATAGCCTTAGTTGAAAAGATTTACAGTGCGGAAACACGCGCGACGCAAGACTTCATACCCAATACGTCGCCTGTCATTCCAAGTGTGACAGAGGACACAACCGAGTCGGGATGTAAGCTTGAAAATAAGGAAAAAATTAACCTCAGAGGCTTTCGTTTAGGTGAGACGATGGTTGATGTTAAGAGACGCATTCCACGCTTCACTGTACCGTCAGCAAATAAATACGGCTTCGCAAGAAATTTAGTTAAGCCTGCGATGGTAGTGCGCGACGCCAACTTTAAAGATGTTCGCGTTTTCGGCTTTGAGTTCGTTGACAATAAGGTTACTGCCCTTCGAGTTCTGTATAGCAATACAACTGATTGGCCGAGCGCGGCTGAATTTGTCAATCAAGTTGCTGAGTCACTTGGCATTCATGGTGCATGGGAACCATATGCAACAGATGATTACCGCTATGTTGACAAGTTATGGCGCATAACCTGTGGTGATTCAAAGTTCATGGCAGGTTTTGCCGACATCAACGGTAAGCAGTACCTCTATCTTACATGGGAGGATATAGCTGCTGACAAATTAATCTATCAACGTGTCGTCACTGAGGCTGAAAGAAAAAGGAAAGAAGCCGAAATGCGACGTAGAACGTTTAGACCCTAAATGGAGATAGATAGTCGTGAGAACAAGAATCTTACTCGTCACGCTGCTTAGTTTATTTACTCTCTCTGGCGTCTTTGCTCAAGAGGTGGTCGCACCTGAAACTGGCTCAATGGACACCATAAAGAACCTGCACAAAGTCTACGTGATCTGTGAAGATGATGACGAACGCAAAACTATTGCCGGAATGCTTGACGGGTATGTTGGATTAGAGATTGTCGCCAGCCCAAAGGACGCCGAGTTTTATCTTGAGATAAAAGACCTGACACGCGACGTAGCAGCAACACGTTCGGGCGGAGCAATAGCGCAGAAATCACAGATGCGCGCGTTCATAGTGAAGCCTGAAGATAAGACCCGCGTCATTGCTTGGATAGAAACGGAGACTTACGAACAAAGTGGCGGCTTTATTCTTGGCGCACCGAATGAGATCAACCTTACGCACCATTTCATCAACGCTCTACAGGTTGCGCGCGGAGAGAAGAAATCCTCAATGCGTGACTTATTCAAACACTCCAAGCGTGCGAAGCAGTAGACTTTCCCTCTCAGTGCGCATCTCTTCTCTTGCTCATCTCAATGAACCGCCTTGCAAGACCTCTAATAGATGGGGGTTATCTAAACTGTACTCACGGTGAAAGACTCTCACTAAAGCCTCGCCATGTCCCTTGATTGCAGTCCCTACCATCTCAACAAACGTGCCGGGGTCGCTCTTAGTGTTCATCGTAACCTCGACTTGCACCGGCTCTTGATGAATGATGATAGGTCGCGGGGTGAACAGGTTACGGCTTTGCTCTATTGTGCCGCTGCCCTGCGCTGGCGAACCGAAGGCGCTACCCGTTGATGCTCCGCCCGCTGCACTGACAGCACCGGAAGAATTAAAAGCATTACCTGCGACGGCACGTCCAAGTAGTCCAGTTCCTAAAGCCACCGCACCCATAAGAGCCGCCGCCTCAAACCACTGCGTAGCGGGGCCGTAGATAGCCGCACCCCACGGCGTCAGCGCCGCTATCCCATAAGCCGTAAACATCAACGCTTGTGTCGCCGCCTGCATAGCGACGTTTGATAGAACTGTAGCCGTTAGCTTTCTTAGTGCGTGCTCGCCTAAACTTCCTGTTAGCACCCATTGCTGTATCATCTGTCCGAAGCCTTGCGCCATCGCATGAAAGCTATTTAAGGCCACGTCTTTCAGTCCGGCAATTGCGCCCTTCCACGGGTCGAAATTCGGAGGCGGAGGCGCACCCAAAGCAGCAATATCCCCCGGACTGACAACCGGCCCGTTCGTCTGTCCAACCCCCTGCGGCACTCTACCGAGATTAACTCCCGGCAAGCCGTCCCTGCTCTCTATCATCCTATCGAGCGCCGCGTTTACGTCACCAATGTCTTTCTCAAGACGCTCTAAATCTTGAATGGTCGCACTGGTCGCCGCCCCTCCGGCTTCACGCTTAAACGCTTCTGCTTTCTCTGTGAGCACCGACAGTTGGTGAATATAATCGGCAACAGCATCGGCGTTACCTATGGCGGCTTTCTTCTCTTCTTCTAAAAACTCGCGCCGCTGATTCAATCCACTTGCCTGCTCTGCCGTAATCCTCTTCTGCGCTTCGGCAAATGAAATCTCGCCCGCCTGCGCCATTTGCTTCTGCTTGTCGATAAACTCCGTGGCCTGCAAATCCCAGATTTCGAGTTTTTCGCGATGCTCTTTTTGCAGAGTAGCGAGGCTCTTTGTTGTCAGTTCCTCGTTGAGCTTCTCCATGCGGAGATTGAAGTCGGCCTGCTCCGCTATCAGTTGGTTGTTCTTAACCTTAACCTCAGCCACGCGGAGCGCCGCTTCCTGCGCTGTCTCCTCTTTCGTCGTACCGAGACCGGTAGCAGGGTCGTTGATATCTTTATTGCGCGATACTATCGCTAGTCGCTCATCCTGAAGTTGTGTCTTGCGCGCAGCCCACCTATCGCGCTCTGCCGTCTTCATTCTTTCAACGAAGGCAACGTAATCACCGGTTATTTTGTAGAGACGTTCGGCCTCATCAACGGCCTGCTTAAATGCCGCCTGGGCTGCGCTCGCGTCGGCGGTCTGCAAGGTGTTGCGCGCCCTCTCCGCCAGTTCTTTAGCTTTCTCCTGCTCCTTCTCCCACGCATCAACCGCACTCTTGAGGCCCGCGGTCTCCCCCTTCCCCTTAGTGCCCGTGGCGCGCTGGCCGCTCTCGTCAACCCGTATAATCCCGCCTTCGCCCTCTCCGCCCGGACTCGCAAATTCTCCGCTCGCGCTCGCAAATCTTCCTTTCTCCGCAGGCTTCGTGTTAGCGGCCTTTAGTAAGAGAGAGAGGTTTTTTTCAAATGCCTCACTAAACGATGTGTCAGCCATCGCCGCGTAGTAAGCTCCTATCGCAGCGGTCGCCACTAAAATGATGTCAACGAACTGATGTGTCCTTTGGGCCAGATCGTCAAACACCACGCTGAACAAATCGCCTTCGATCTGTCCATCATGAAAGGCTCTGGCGAGTCGATTGATTTCCGGTATCAGCGCATTACCGACACGAAACTCGAAGCGTTCAGCCGCCAGAGAGACAGCCTCGATATGGTCTCTTAGCTCATCCGCCCCACGCACAGCCTCACCCGACATGACGAGGCCCGCTGCACGGGCCTTCGCTATGATTCCGTCAATGTCTCCGTTCGTGTTGTTGATGAAAAGTGAAAGCTGTCTATAACCCCTCCCCATCACCTGCGCGCCGAGTTCATTGCGCGTGGCGAGGTCTGGAATCTTGGCAAGACCCGCAACAAGTTGCCTGAAGGCGACTTCCGGCCCGGCGGTTATATCGACACCTAAGCGCTTGAACGCTGCGGCCATTGACCCGCCCGTGTCTTTCGCCTTACCCATGTTCCTTTCCAAGAAGAACATGCTGTTTGCAAGGGTCTCAAGTGAGGCGCGATTCTGCTTTAGGGTAAGTTCAAGGCCGGAGAGAGTCGCTACGCTGAGGCCGGTTTGCGCGCTGAGGTCGGCAAACTTATTGCCTACCTGTTCAGCCTTAGCAACAACAGCGACTGCCGCAGCCCCTACCGCGGCTAATGCAACCCCAACGGGTAGTGCTACCGTGGCAATGGCTGAAAGCTGACTGGTAAATCCTGCGGCTTCTTGCTCTGCCGTGGCAAGTCTTCCGCCCACTCTTTCTATCGACAGGGCGGCGGTGGCGGCGGAACGTTCGGCTTGTGCTATCGCTAGCTGCGAGTCGGCAATAAGCTTATCGGTGAGACCTGTGGTCTGATTTGCCAGCGTGGCGCTTCGGCCTAAGTCGCCCTCCATCGCTCTCATACTTGAAAGAATGGCAGAACTACGCTGTCGCTGAAGAGAGTCAACGGCCTTTATCTGTTCCGCGACGCTAAGATAGGCCCCCGCGCTGGTCTTCTGAATAGCCGCCTCGGTAGCAGTTACATCATCCCTGACAGCTTTCGTGAAACGCCCCAACTCATCGCGGGCTTGAGTAGTGCCGTCAATCTTAAGCTTAAATGTCAGGTCGGTATCAGCCATTAGTTACCCGTCGCTCCGCAGTCCTTGCACTTTAATTCTCCGCTCGCCTGCTTCTCAAATCGTTCATGCGAACAACTCGTGCCCTTACTCTTGCCTTTCTCTTCACCTCCGAACCCCCAACCTATCGCCACCTTCAATCTATTCAACTCTCTTTCGTCTTCCCATTCGCGGTAGTAGATTGCGAGACATCTATCGAACTCATCGGCGAGTCCTCTGTCACGCAGCCTCATCCACCGCGACGGCCTCACTCCGAACGTCTGACACGCTATCGCTAGTTCCAACGCTTGCGGTTTGTTCAGAAGGAAAGCGGTTTACGTCAGCGGATGTCACCTCGCTTTCATCCGGCACGGGAGCCTTGCAACCATCGTGATACCACTTATAGACAAAGTAGAAATCGGCTTCGTCAATATCATCGACGCCCAACTGTCCGGGCTTTGGGTTCAGATAAAGCTTTGGCTTCTTAACGCAAGCCACGACAGTAATGCGCGTGATTTGCAGGCTCAATTCTTTCTGCTCATCGGTCATCTTCTCTAGTGCATCAAGCGCGGCCTCCTCTATCTCTTTGTCAGTCATCCTTTCCGGGTCTGGCTCTTTAATTCCAGAGGCCACACGTAAGGCCCTCAAACGCCGGTTCAGAGAGGTGGTCATTAAGGCCAGTTCGGGGCCCGGCTTCTGAACGATACACCTTGAGCCGCTTGGGCAATTAAGAACGATTTCTTCGCGCGGCTTCCATGTATTAACTAACTCTTCACTCATAAACTCTCCTTCAAATCGAAAAGAGGCACATGTAAGGGCCTCTCAAGCCTCAATACATGTGCCTCGCCGAGCGGTCACGCTGGCACGTCCTAAATTGTCGGTGCGTACTAACTCTGAATAAAGATAACCCCCATTTGCTTTCCGCGGGCGCGCGACGCGACAGACAAACCAACGAACTTGAACGGGCTTGACGCCTCATCCTCTAGGTTATTCGTCAATGTCACTCCCTCGGTGTTGTAGCCCGAGAAAATCATAAAGACGACAGCCTTCGTGGAGTCATCCGCACGGGGGGCGACGACGGCGATACACTGCGCTGTGGGTGTGGGTTTGCCGCCGAACTCGACGATATTTCCACCCGTCACGGTCGCCTTTGTGCCGCCGACGCTGATAGTCTCCAAAAGGACAGGGTCTAGTATCTGCTTGAACGCGCCCTCAATCGTCATCTCTTCAGCGACAATTCTGGTTAGATGAGGCGCGGTGTGCTCGTTGTCCGTAGCATCCTTTTTCGTCCAACTGTACTTACAGACCGTGCCCTTCTCTGTGTAGCCAATGTGAACGGCGGACGGGTTGGCAGTCGCGTCAAGCGCGAGCGTGCCATCGGCAAGCGTGGCGATAGTGGGCGCAGCACCGGCGGCTGGGATAGCTGCTCCGGTATACACCTTACCCATCTCCCACATCACTTTTGTCTTGTCGAAGTTATCGGCTATGCCTGCCATTGGTATTTACTCCTTCGCGGCTTTCGCCGATGCGAACACAGATTCAACGGCCTTAAGTGGTTCGCCTTTGAGGCCCGAGAGGTCGAGCGCAGGCGAGTAGTCGTGCGAGACCGAGCGCATATCACCAAAGCCGCCCTGTATGGCGATTTCGTGGTAGAGCCTTTCGCCTTCCGTCTTTCCATAATCCTTCTGCAAGGATTCCAGTGTGACGGCCACGGGAAGGCCCGTTTTAGTCGTCGGCACTTCTTCCACCTGGCTCGTTTGATTGTCCTGTTTGCCTGCCATCTACGGCCCCTCCATAAAGTCATCAACCGAACTGGCCGATGATGAATTGAAATACCGCTAACTGTTCCACGTTGAACATTGAGCGCGTCTCGCTCACAGCTACTTCGAGCGGGTCGTTAGTTGTCACCTGCCTGTAATCCCCGCGCCTACCCGGCACATCCGCATAAAGAGTCGTAGCAGGTATGTTCAAGATCATGGATTCGAGCGCTAGACTATGCGAGTCCGAGTCGTACTGGAGTTGCGCTAACGCTTCTGTGCGCCCGTCCTTCGTATGCTCTGCCGCAACTTCGGTTTCAAAGGTCAACTCAACCCGAACGTGATACCCGTCGTTTTTGCTGTCACTCGTCACCCTGCGCCGCACGATTCCTGTGTGCGGGAAGTCCGTCTTGATTCTTGACTCTGCCGTCTGGTAGAGCGTCCATTCGTCCGAGGTATCCAGTCCGGCCCACGCTCTGGCTTCATTCTTCCGGTCGTTACAAAAGCCCACGAGATTCGGGACTATCTTGCGAACGTCAACGGCGGCAAGTTTCGGCTCCCATGTCAAAACGCAAACTCTCCCGCGTCAACAAAATCAAAGAAGTGGTTTACGTCTTTCACTATTCCGCGATTGATAATGCTCAAGATGCGTCGTATGTCACCCTCGGTTAAATCGTATTGCAGTTGTCCGCGCTTCTCCTGCTGGATGCGTCCGTAAAAAAGGTCTGTACCTCGCGCCATTCGGTCGTCTTCGGTGACGGAAACGCTGTGCGGGCCGCCTCTCGTTACCTCCGATTTAAACAATGCGTCCGTTCGCCGCATCGGCTCGTTGAGGACGCTATACCCTCGTCGATTCATTGCCGTGTAACGGTCAATCGTAGATTGTTTGCGCGTCCACTCCCTACCGTGCGGCCCACGCGTGCCGCGGGATGCGTACTGAGCACGCACAGCCGAGAAAACGACCTCTTCGACCTGGCCGGCAACGGGCCTAATGGGTGCGTGAAAATTCCGCTGGAGCACGACCGCATCACGCTCCAGCCTTTCGACGCCTTCAACCTCAATGGAGAAATTCATGCGATGCCTACCGGCCTGTACTTGTCACGCTCGCGCACAAGGTTGAGATAAAGAAAACTGCTCGCCTGCCCCCTTGAGTCCTGAAGATACTGGTCTTTGTTGACCGACCTTTGGACTTTAAGATCAAGGGCCGCGTAAATCGCTTTTCTCACGTCGTACACACTCCCCACGAAATACCCATCCTCAACCAACGTGGCCCCACCTGATACTACCGACCCATAATCATAACCAGGCCACGACGGCTCCGTGCTCCCTAAAGCGCCCGCTACGCTTACTCTGTATCGCCTGCCGTTCCCCACTGTCGGGATAAGCACATCACCGTACTGAACGGAAGCACCTGACTCCCAAAGAGCAGCCTTCACGCTTGCCAGAATGATCGCGTCTAAGTCTGAGTCCGGGTCTGGCACTTGCCCGTCTCCGTAACTCAGGCGCGGGTCAATGTCGGGCTGGACGGCCCGCTTGACTTCAGAGAAGGCGTCGGAGTAGTCAGACATCTACTTTGCGGACTTCTTGCTCGCCCCTGCCTTCACGGCCTTACCTTTTCCGTCTCCTTCATCCGTTGAGAAGGTACGACCAGCGGCGGGACTTTCGTCACCGTCAAGCTCAGAGGCCGTCGCCGCATCGCCGTCTTCAGTTCGATTGAAGGCCGGTGTGCCCTCACCCTCTTTTATGGGTGTGGCCTCTACCCGTCCACCTGCATGACCTAACCCCGGCGTGACGGTGATGTGCGGCGTCTGCTCCGTGGGCGTCTCGTCTGCCAACTCAAGGCCGTGCTTTTTAGCGTCAGCGTCAGAGATGTGGCCGCCTTCCCCGACTAGCAGCTTGACTCCAGCTGCGGGGTCTTTCGTGGCCTTCCCTTGCTCATCCAGATAGACGCGGTGTTTGCTCTTGGGCATCTTCCTCTCCTTACTGTAGAAAATCGACCGACACCGGAGTGCCGTTTAAGGTGGATGTCAACGCGACGTAATTTCCGTAGATGTTCGTCGCGTCAAAGGCCATGTCAGCCTGCGAGTCTTTCACGCCGTTTAGGTAGACGTTCGAGATGGAGTTGCGCGAGAGCTTTACCCCAAGACCCAAGCGCGAACCCTTGCCGATGGAGACCGTGTCGGTTCCCGCGTGTGTCTCCGCCGGAAGGGCAATCGACGTGACGGTCTTGAAGACCTTTAGCCCGGCGACCTCTGTCGCTCCGTTAAGAGCTATCGTCTCGGTGATGGTGTTTCCAGCCTCATCCGTACCTGTGATGACGACGTTTCCGGTGTTGCCCGAAGCGTTGCCTTTGGCGGTGACGTTTCTCGGCGTCGTGGGGCTTGTGATACCGGTCGTCACGGCGGCTTGTGGGCTGGACGTTAAAGCAATGGCCGCGTGAACTCCGGTGGCCGACGGCGCGCCGGGCGAGCCGAGCACCCTGTAGCGAGGTGTTGGTGCTTCACCCGATGCGCCTAAGATTGAATTGATTGCTGTGATGACTGCCATCTCTTCTCCTTCAGAGGTGGGGGCCGAAGCCCCCTACCTTTAGAACCCACTATGGGCACAAAATGCAGCAGCGCGATAAATCAACAGAGCTTCCCGAAGTTCCGCGCGGATTGTCTGCTGATTCTTGATGAAGTCATCGTTGACCAGCCCGACCTCGACACGGATGCCCATGCGGCGGGCGATCTGGCTGTAGAGACGGTAATCCCCCGAAAGCGGAGAGCCGAGCGTAGCTGCTACGGTCTGAACCACAGGCACGCCCCAGATGCGTTCCGGCCCGGCGGTCGATGGATCGCCCCACAGGTAGGAGCCAATCGTCGTCTGGAGAAGGCGAATGTTCATCCAGTCGGTCGGGTGGAAGATCACACCTGAAGGCTCCGCGAAGCCCACAGTGCGAATCTTGTTGAAGCCCTTCATGACCGCTGCGGGTGCGTTGTCGGCCCCAAGCGCCTGCGTGTTGATGCCCGACTTGTTGTAGAAGCCCAACAGGTTCGGTGAACTACCGTCGCCGGTCAGGAGCGCCGACTCTTCGGCGAGCTGAAGCATGAAAGTCAGACGATCATCAATGAGTGACCTGACCTGCGGCACGTCCTCCAACTGCTGGTTGGTGACGTTGATGTAGTGGGCGATGACCTCAACGGCGGTCGTCCTGCGCGTCAGGCCGAGACCGGAGGCGGGCTTCGCAACACCCTCTGCAACCCCGGCGGCGTTATTGGTGAAGGTCGTCTCCTCGACGTAATGGATGGCTGAATACTGCGTGTCGAACGACGGAATCAGGTCAGGCACCATCGGACGGCGAGCCGCATACGGCACCAGACGAGTGTCGGGCGCATACGCGGGCGGAAAGCCGGTGGCATTCGTCAGGGGGGCCTTGATGGCATCTAAGACGCTCTTAAGCGTCACCTTCTCCACGTCCGCGCCAGTCTGAGCGGTCGGTGAAACGGTGCCGTCCGCACGCTTCAGCGCCTTGAACTCTGCGGTCTCCGTGAAGAGTTCGCCGAGCGATTTGGTGAGAGGCTGGGCGAAGAGTCCGTCACCGCCTTGCGGATGCGGGAGGCCATTGACGGGCGTGTTCTGCTCAATAAGCATCTCCCTGTGCATCTTGAGCGTCTGCTCTGCGATGCCGCTCTCTTTAAGTGCCTTGTCGAGATTATCTTTGGCGGCGCTCATCTCGTCCCAAGTCTTCGTGAACTTCTCCCGTAGAGGCTCGTCCATGTCGAGACGGCCATCGGATTGGGTACGCTCCTGAATGAACTTCACCATCTGGCCGGTCTTCGCGGTCATCCATTCGTGCTTCTCTTTGACCGGAAGATTCTCGTAACCGGTGATCTCCGGCAGGGTTTCTTTGTACTGAGGCATCGCTTTTTCTCCTAAGCAGTCGCTACGTCCATTCTCAGGATTTCCGCTAAATATTCGGGGCCGCTCTTCATGTGTTCATCCGTCTGTGGGTCGGCCTGTCCAATCAAGTGTTGGAGTCCATCCTCTAAAACAGACACGGACTCTTTGACCTTATGAACATGCGTGTGCATCTCGACTAACCGCTCTTTGTTGGCGGCAGAGATGACGGCCCCTCTTTTTATGCGGAGTTCCTGAATTGACTTGAAACGCCCTGACCAGTCAGAGATGATCTCGGTCAGGACTGTTGATTTGCGTGTGAACGCCTCAACAGCAGCAAGCGCCGTCTCGGAGTGTTTGGCGAAGGGCAACCCGGCAGGCAGGTTAGCCAGTGACTTCAAAGGGGCTTCGCCCGCCCCGGTATCTTCTTCTGCGTCCTCATCCATCAGGCTCGCTTTGGCGCGGGCCGCGAACTCGGCAAAGATGGTGTCTAACGTGGCGTTAAAGTCGAACGCGACACCGGCGTCTTCCGCCATCTCGTCCATCATCTGAGCACGCCACAAAGCGCATTGCAGCTCATCCGTTAAGTTGTAGATGGACTCTGAGCGTTCGGTATGAACATCCTCAAAGAGACCCTTTGTCGGCTTCGGCGTCTTCGTCTCACCCGATAGCATCTCGGCGTAAGACTTGAGGCTCATCACCTTATTTTTTGGCTCTGCCGGGGTTGGGGTGAAGGAGAACTCGGACGCCAACCAACGCTTGATCTCGCCGTCTTTGGCTTTGATTACCGCATGGGCCGGAGCGCCCGAAGACCACGCCAGCTTGCCTGCGGTAACAAGTTCGTAGACGTTTTTCTCGTACTCGTTCGAGAGGTCGAGGACAGTTTCGACGAAGACTCCGATGTCGTCTCGCGTAGCTTTGACCGCCGCGAAGATATGGTCTGTCAAATCCTTCGCTACACCCTTCATCGGCTGCATATGGTGCATGAGGCAATCGACACCATCACAGTCTCTTGCGCCCAAGTAGGTCTTAGCCGTGAAGTATTCGCCGTCTAAGTCTTTGCGCTCGGCATCGGTAAAACGAATGCCGTAGCCCCCGACCCGACCGTTGTCGTCGAGCGCCTTGAGACCGCCGCCGATGTAGACGAGTTCCGGCATGTTTATCCCTTCGTCGAGAGTGTCCGAAGGCGCGCGTTCTCTTCCCGAAGCTTCTCCACTTCAGTCCGCTGGTCTTTGTACTTCTCGGGATTCAAGAAGAGGTCGGCTTCACGCGCCCCTATCTCTTTCGCCTCCGACTCCTTCAGTCCACTCGCCAGCCGAGCGTAGATACCGACCTGTTGGGTCTTATCGCCGTCGCGCTTCTCGATAATATCGACACGCTTGAAGGACTTGGCCTGTCGGTCGAGCGAGTTCTGCGGAGGGGCGTAGTCGATAAAAGAGTTGAGCTGGTCGGTACGAATGGAGATGGGTTCCGCGCCGCGTTCAATCAGAATGGCTGTCTGCATGTGCTGTTTTTCCTCGTGGGCAAACGAAAAAACGCCCACCGGCATACAAGATGCACAGTGAGCGTTTCCACTCGCGTTAGATTTTAAGAGGCGCGGCCTACACCCAACTCAAGGCGGGGTTCGGTCACGCGGGATTATGATACTACAGATTCTTTCGTTGCGTGCAACAATTTCTCAAGATATTTTAAATCAATCCGAACCGTATGTCGCTCACCGCTATGCTTAACGGTGTAAACGAGAGCGCCGTCAATAATGCGTCCAGCGTGCCCACCGCACTTCTTACATGCGACAGTCAACTCAGGACGCTCTACCTGTCTAGAATCGACACTCATTTATCTTTCCGCTTCGGGTCTATCACCTTCTCGCACACCGGACACTTGTTAGCCTTGCGGTCGATGTCTTCCAGTTTGAATCCACAGCGAGAACATTTCATAACACCTCCGCTAAAGTAACCATCCCGTTCAAGATTTGACGCGCACCGCAAGGCTTGCACATGACCTGTTCAGCCGCACTGGCTTCTTTAAGTAGCAAGGCCACCTCCGGCCCGCACTCACAGGGTAAATCCGCCGCATCTACCACGGCCCTGTAATCCTCGCGCGTCGGCTCACTAATAAGCGGTATCGCTGGCTCCCTCATTCCTTCTCACGTCCTTCCGTGGCCGTTGCTTGCGAACTCTGTTGACTTGGCAGGCTCCGGCTGCTGCCCGCTCCCTGTTGTATTCAGGGGGTCTTCGCCGGGCTGAAGTAGTGACCCTCCGCGTGGGTCAAAGAACACATCGTCAGTTCCATCCGTCGCTACTGGCAATCCAACGGCAGACCGTGCCTCTGACCTCTTCGCAATGCCGAAGCTGTAAAGTTTCGCAAACCTCTCCGCGCGCTTATTCGCGTCTTCCTGTAGGGCCTGAACGCCCGAAAGGTCATGCGCCACATACCGACTCTCGTTCTTCTCGAAGTCGGGTAGTAACTGTTTCGTCAGGTCGCGTTCAATATCTTTCCACAGTGGAGTTAGAAAGCTCTGATAGGCCATCTCCGCTGCCTGTTGATAATTGGAATAGGTTGAGCGCTCAAGATGCGCCCCAAAGCCCAAGACCATGCCGGGAATGCCTAAGACAGAGGCCACGCGCTCCTCCGGTAATCTCCTGAGAGACTTTAAATCCATCTTGCGCGGTTCAAACCCGAGTTCCTTGATTTCGAGCGAGCCGGTTAGAAATAAAGGCTTGCCCCTCTCGTCACCGGATGAGCGTCTGACGAGTTCGGCCTTGACCTGCTCCCGCGTGGGATCGTCAATCACTACGCCCTCTTTAGGAACGATAACGTAAGGGGGAACGCCCGAGTTCTTCATCAATAGAGCCGAGTAGTTTGAAGTCTCGTTGTCGGCGTAGATTTCACGAAGTAGTGAGCCGACAGGCGAGAGTCCGCGCCTGACGTTATAAGGGTCTGTGCCATTACGAAAATGGACGATGTCTTCGGGTGCAACCTGAAACAGTTCTCCGTCTACTCGGTATTCGTAATAGGAGACATAAATGGTCTTATCGTTGAGAGGATGTCTCGGTATCAACATCCAGTGAGGAATATAGACAAGGCCGATTACCTGATTGAATTTGTTTCTCAGTTTGTAGAAGTAAACATTCCCATCAACGATCCACGATAGAGAGAAAGCTTTCCACAATGTAGAGCTGCCGTAATAAGAATTTGGGTTGTTCAGGAGTTTGACTAATGGATGATTGGTGACAACGGATGAATCGCCTTTCTCCTTCGACTCCTTGACCTCAAGCATCGGCTCCGTAATAGCATTACCCGTCCAGCGGACAGCGGCCATGATGAGCGACGAAGATGTGAGGTCGCCTACCTCAGAGGCATAGTCAACCTTCGTATTCTTAAAGTACGGCCCTGAGCCAATCCAGCCCGGCCAGCCCGATAGACCTCCGCCCCCATAGCCGTAGCTCTGGCTGGACGAGAAACTAAAGTCGCCCTTGAGGGTCTTCCATGCCGCAGAAAGGCGGTCGGCCAATCCGGGCCTGATTTCCAGTTCGGTGCTCATTGTGTCTCCGTACTCTCCGCAAGAGATGCGCGCAGTTGCATCACAGACTCCAATGTAGCGCGAGCGCACTCAAGTGCGCGAATGCGTTGAAACAGATGCTTCTCGTAGTCAGATTGCTTTGCTATAAAGTCAATCTGAAGACGCGACACCTTCTCCATCTCACCCTCGGCGTCAACGATAGCCTCCGACACGGCTTGCAACTGTCGTTCAATCGGTAGCATCTTCTCTCCTCAACCGAGCATCAACTTCGACACTCCCTGCACTTCGATAATACGAACGCTCCCCCATCCCGCTTCTTTGTAGCGACGGACGAGTTCATTGCGGACGTTCTCGTTCTCAAGCTTCCCGCTCAAGCTGTATTGAACGCCCCTCAACTGCTCCCGAGAGAGCCTTGACAGATACTCATCGATCTCTTTTTCCAGAGATACGACTTTCTTCTCTTCGTCTTCAGTGAGTCCGCCTAATTCGTTTGGGCTGAGTGCCATTAGTAGATTACCTCCATAACCTGTTGTTTGGATAAAATCAATGCTGTCTGGGCGAGTGCCATCACCACCGCATCTCCATCGTCGGTAGAGCGCCCGAGCCTTTTGCGTATCTCGTCTTTCGACTCAACCTGAATCTTTCCACCCGACATCACCCTCCAATGCGGAGCAGTCAAGTCTCCGGTTAATAGATCGTCGGGAGGTAACCCAATATCGTGCCCATTTCCGGGGTCAAGCATCTCTCGCACATTCCACCATCCAGCAGAACGCTTGTTGACGAACCCCATCTCACCGGAACTATCTTTAACGTCGGTTCCTTCCGAGGCATTAAAGGGCCGCACGTCTAGTTTCATCTCCCGTAGACGATCAACCACTCCAGCCCCGATGCCGATCACGTCAACGACCGCATAGCCTCTTTTCGCGTTGAGTAACCCGGCCACCCGTCCGGTCGTCTCCATCGTATCCTCTTTGGAGTGACGGCGAAGCTCAGTAACCACCTTGCCATGCTTGAGAGCATAAATGGTCTTGTCGGCACCAGAGCGGGCCACGTCAACGCCTGCACACGTAAAGGGCAACTCCATTCCTGATTCTTTCCACTCTTCCCATCTCCGGTTCGCAGCCTCAACCCAGGAGAGTGGAATCACCCCATCCTCATCTGAGGCGCAGAACTCACCTAAAACTCTGTTTTGATAGATAGCCGATGATTCGCCCCACTGCTTTTTTCTCTGCTCGGCCCACTCAGCAGAAATACGCCCGGCCTTAATCGTCTCTTCCAGCGTGACGTGACGAACCCACCAATCTTCAAAGCCAGGCTTTCGTTTGTGGATGTCATAGAACCGGCCCATCGGCTCACCCGGCGTCGAAATGGATAGCGCAAAGGCTTCATTCGGGGTATCCGTCCCGGCATTTGAGAACGCACCTTCGGCGGCATCGAACGTCTCATTTGGAATCGCCTTCGACTCGTCAAACAAGTAGAGAAGCGAATCGGCGTGTGCACCTTCAATGTATTCTGGAGTGTCTGAGGCGACAGCGAACGCTTCACCCGTCGTAAGCTTGAGAGACAAAGTTTGCAATTCACGGCGGGCATCAAAAGGTGCACGTCCGATTCGCGCCCAGTTGAGTCTCCGTGACCACTTATGAACTTCCGGCCAAAGGTACTTTGTCAGTTGCCTCCAAGCGGAAGCCGTCGTCGGGCACTTCCAATCTTCACCATCCCGCGTGAGCGCGAACCAAAGGATCACCCACGAGGCAAAAGCCGTCTTGCCCAGTCCGTGCGGCCCCCTAAGCGCAACGCGTTTACGTACCGGCAACTCCTCTAAGACTTCAATCTGGTACGGCGTCGGGCCTTCGCTGCCCTTCCAATTGATGCAATCACGGACGAACGCCACCGGAGCGTTGCGGTATGTACGCACAAAGTTAGAGACGGGACGTGCGGCACGCTGGGCGTGTACGCCTTCCAACCGCTCGATTCTTCGCTCTGCCGTGCTCACTCGTCCCCCTGCGTCTGCTTTTCAAGTCGTTCGATACGCTCCAGCAAATCGGTCACTGCCACCGCCGCGACTGAGTGCTCAAGGATAGTGCGGGCAGCCGTCACCCTTGCCGCAGCCGATGCCCCCACGTCCTCGGCGATCTTTCGCAACACCGTTCGTGCGACCTGCGCGTCCGCCTGAAGGCCAGAGATGGCTACGTCCACAAGCTCACGCCGGCCAGCGCGGTAGGCTGTTTTGAAGACCTCATCTTTGAGCCAGCGGTGAAGCGTGACCTCAGCCACGCCCGCATCCTCAGCTGCGGCTTTGATCTCGCCAAAGCGCAAGAGGGCGACAAGCGTCTTTTCCTGCTTTGGGGTTAATTTGTCCCTATCGGCTTTCATTGACTAACATTAACTACCATTTCCCCGCCCCTTTTCTGACTACCTTCTTCACTTCCGTTCAATCCTCTCAAAACTCAACTTCCCCTCTTTCAACACCGCCCGAAAATCATCTGGACTCAATTTCAGGGTCGCCATGACCTTAAACACAATGGCCTGTATTCGAGCCTGTGCAGCCTCTAGACGGGCTTGTGCGGCGTCAGCCTGTGTCTGTGCCGTCTGTGCTATTTGGACGGCCTCTGTGAAGGCTTGTTGCTGGTCTGGGGTGACAACAGATGGAGTTTCCGCCTGCACCTGCTTGGTTTGGGCGTCTGCGCTGTCACAGGCTGACAAACAGGAGAGGCAGAGTAGGACGATGATGAAGAATTTGCGTGTTCGTGTTTTCATTGCTTTAGTCTTCTCTGTTAGAATCTACGGCCTCACGAAAGGATTTCAAGATGCAAGTACAAGAACTCATTAAGCGCTTACAGCAACTTCCACCCTATGCCGACGTGGTAACGGTCGTGAATAGTGCCGGGGGTATCCATTACAGCCCCGTAACCGAACCTATTGTTACGAAAGCGCACCCCATAACCGGGCAGCCCGATCTTGAGGGCTGCTACTTCCCGCCCGAGGCTTCCGGGAAACCCGAGATTGAAGCCCACACAGTTGTCATCATCTAACCTCAATTAAACACAACGAAGGTTATAGCAACCTCCGCAGTTGCGGCGGCCCCGAGAGTGACGACGAAAGACCCCGCCGAAGGCACGACGTTCTTGACGTAAGCGGTAGCGTCGTTCGTTACCACAACCGCCACCACGAACGATGTGGCACTCACCCGCGAGTCGGTGACGGTAACCGAAGAATTTCCGGCGGCTATATTGACCCTGCCCGCCATTTTGTTAATGGTTTGGTTGCCGGTCGTGCCCGGCGTGGTGATGGTGTTGGCAAGGAAGACCTGCTTGACCCCACTCGCCGCCGCCCCAAGATTGCTTGTGTCATCACTCGACGGTTGAAGGTTTTTATTGTTATCCCAATACCATGCACTCGACCCGGCAATGGTAATTCCAACGAATGACGAGCCGGGAAAGTAGATGCCGCTGTTTGAGCCATTGTTCAAAGCAGGAGACCCGGCTGTGCCGTTCCCGGTAGTCAAACTCGTCGCCGCTGCGACTCCAAGTGTCGGGGTCACAAAGATGGGCGAGGTGACTCTGGCGAAATTCCCCGTACCGGACGTTGAAGTAAAAGTGGGAACGCCTGACGCGAAGAGGGGTACACCGGAAGAGGCCGACACGTCCGCCCCGAACCCGCCACGGGCAGCCGCTAGTAAGCCCGTCGTCAGCTTCGCCGTATCAAGCGAAGGGATGTCTGCCGCGACAAGCGCGCGACACGAAGGTGCAGCGGCTACCCCAGACGACGGCCCCGCAAAAACGCAGTTGGCGCTCTGGTTAATCAGGTTGAGCGCAAGCGTACCTGAGTTTGTAACGGGTGAGCCGGTGACGGAGTAGAAGACGCCCGGAGTAGAAAGGCCGACGCTTGTCACCGTTCCCCCTGAATTCGTATCAGGCGGCACAACCCAAGTTCCATCCTCGCGCAAGTATTTAGTCGTGCCCGCGACCGGGCCGGGGTCAGGTGCGATACCGGCTGCGTGAGAAGCTCCGGAGCCGACCATCACCGGCAAACGTGCGACGTTGAAGATGCCGGAGATGACATCACTTGCCGCGTGAGTGTGCGACACGTTTGCGGGCGTGAAGCCAAGAGCCGCGAGGACTGCCGAGTTCGTGATTCGAGCATCCGCCCTCGCGTTGGTGAAATAGAGGTTCGTGCCTTCCGCAACGTTCGTTGTGCTAAGGGTCTGCCACGTCTTATCGCCCCGCCAGTATTGCGAGGTCGTCCCGGCGGTGATTGAAGGTTCTTTCGCGGCAAGGGCTGCGACAAGGCCCGTTACGTCGCCCTGAGCGTGTGTGTGCGAGAGAGGGGCTTTACCGGCTAGTGCAGTCAGGACGTTCGTGCCGTTGACCAGGAACCCGCCAGTAGCGGTTACGCTAACCTGCTGCAATGAATCTGTGATGGAGACGCTCGTGCCATTTCCCTCGGAGTTTATATCTCCGAGCAAAACTATCGGAGATTGCAAGCCGATCTGGTTGCCGCTTATCGCTACGTGACTGTTTCCAGCCAGAAGTAAAAAGTCGCCATCACTCGGAGCGATGAATGCTATTTCGCTGCCCGGTACGGCGGACACGTCGCCCGTGATTCCGCCAGTAGCGTCATCTACAATCCTCGACGGAACAAACTTCGTCCCATCCCACTTCGGCAGGCCGTTCGTGGTGAGCGTGGAAGTTTTAAGCGCGATGCGTGCATCAGCCGCCGTACTGAAATCCGAGATGGTTGATGCGGGTTGACTGCCTGTGTGATTCCCTCTCGCCCTGTCAGCCGTTGAAGCGGTAGCAATCGCAGATGCCCGTGCCGCGGCTTCCGTCGCGTCTCCTGTGTCTGAGTGAGAGTTGGCGGAGGCCAGAGTCGAAGCGTCACCCGCTACACGGGCCGATGCTTCATTCGTGAAGTTGGTCTGTAAAGTCGTATCTGCGTTGGCTCGGGTTGCAGCTTCAGAGGTGTCCGCTGTCGTTCGGTTAGTTATCTCTGTATTAAGTGCAGACTGTGAAGCACCCGGCAAAGTAACACTCGTCGCCGGAATTAAAGCTTCGAGAGTAGCGGTAGCAGTATCAGGGATGGTCAACGCCACTCCAGTACCGGGACGGGTATTTAATCCGACTGCGGGAGCGTCGATATAGACGACTGAATTGCGAAGAATGTTGAACGAGACGACACCTGAAGCATCCGACCTTGCATCCACGGGCTTTGTGCTAACGACCACTCCGCCTTTAACCACTTTGACGATTGTCAGTCGAGCGTTGGCGACGGGAACACCCGAGCCGTCATAGATCGTTCCTGTGACGTGCGTCGTCGCCACCTGGGCAGATGCCAGTGAGTGAATTGATAAAATCAGTGTGATTATAAAAAAGAGTTTTCTCATTTTGCCTCTTCCCCGTCCGAGCTACTCCAGATACTTCGCTAAGGGTAAGAACTCCGGCTTGTAGACAACCTCTGCTCCCCACTTTTTGGCGTCCGGCTCTACCTTGTATGGCTCAAGCGCCGTGTGAAAAACTACCGGCGTTTCCCAATCCCCGCTCTCGCGTATCTCCTCCAAGACGGTCGTTCCCGTTTTCCACGGCATCGCTATGTCAAGAATCAGAAGGTCGTAAGGCTTGCCCGCTAACTTCGCCGTGTTGTAAAGCATCAAGGCTTCAGAGCCGGTCGAAGCCAGGTCGATTTTTGACGTTTGCCCCTCAAGCCACAGCTTCATCATCTGGCGATTCGTCGGGTTATCATCTGCGAGTAAAACGCTTTTCATTTTTTGATGAATTCAATCAGCATGTAGAGGAGCACGACTAAGGCGGCTCCGGCTGCTCCCCACACCGAAGACTTGTATTTGAGCAGAGCGATTTCCGTTTTAATCTCGGCAATCTCTTTCGTCTTCAGGTCGGTTAGTGCGCTCATTACGTTCTCCAGAGATCGGCGCTGCGCTTCCATCTCCAATAGGACATGTCTACGCCAGGCCCCCCACCCATCCCCGTCAGTTGTCTCATCTGCCATGCTCTTCTATTCCCGCTGGGGCGTTTCTGCCTTCGCGGGTGAGGTGCGCCCGCGTTTCGTTTCTCAGCTTGTTTCAGTCGTCCTGCTTTTCACTTCCGCACAAATCGCAGAACTCGAAATACTCTTCAGGCCCGTCGGGCGTGCCGGGATTTCTATGTCCCGTCCAGACGTGTTCGCATGAGTCGTAGAAAAGCACATCGGAGCGTCTATCAAGCATCTCCGCGCAGCGCATCAACTGCCCTTTTGAGCGTTCGGCTACGTCAGGTAAGCAGCCGTTAAGAAAACGGAAGTTGCGCGCCATGCGCCTGAGTTCTTCCGCCGCAAATTCGATTGCCTCGTAAGGCAGAGTTTTCAAATCTGTCGGCGCAGTACGTCCGATGCTTGAATAGTCGTCGCTTGGATTCTCGTTTCCCATCCTCTTCTCTCCCTACACCGTCAAAGCCGCGCCTACGCCTTCGGTGGAAACTGTGAATCAAGATAAGTAATCGCTTCCATCAGTGCCCCGGCAGAATCAGAGCGGTGAAAGAGCGAAGCCAGCGCAACGAGTGCCAACAGGTACTGGCGAATCTTCGTCTGATACTTCACGCCAAACGCGGCCTTACCCGTCGAGGTAGTGGGCGCAGTCGTCACCGCGGCCAACGCCTGAAAACTCTCTTCGTGTTTATCGTTCATCATTTTCCTTCCATGTCACCTCTCAACGCTCAGTTGTACTCAAGCGTCTTCTCAACTTCGCTTGTACCCTTAACGTGGATGATGACCACGCTCGGGCTTGGTAGGTTTTTCTTGGCTTCTGCTTTGGCGAAGCTAAGGGCTGCGCGCTTGTCCCAGGCTGGATAGCCGATTTCTTTAAGCGCGTAATGCACTTCCCATCTTTTGCGCCCCAGGTGGAACAAGACGTGATACTCGAACGGCTTTACTGTTGCCATAAACTACCTTCCTTCGGTTTGACTTTTTGCTACTCCCAAAGCCTTCGCCTCTTCAACCGGGATAGAGACGTGATTAGGATTCAAAGACTGTGAGAACGCAGAGACGATCACGCCCGCGACGACGACGACCACCGGCAACCATTTAGCGATAGTTGGCGGCAACACGTCAGAGAGCGGAACGAGCTTGGCCGCGATGGAAGCGATCACCGTAGCAGCCGTGGCAATGGCGGTTGTGATCTGTGATGTAGTCATTTGTTTGATTCCAAGAGCGAGGAGCAGCTAAAGGCGATGGGCATGTTCCCTCGCTCGTGTTCCGGGTCGCTGATACTCGACCCAAAAACGCAAATAGCCCGCCGCAGGAATCCTTTGACTCCCGACAGCGAGCTGGCTCCGAAGAGCGGACACTCGTTATTAATTGAGAAAGACTCTAGCGCCTCGCGCGCATAACTTCACGAATCATGCGAACAGACTTATTGTTTAGTCGAATACCTGCCAGCACCATCAACACCGTCAGAGCGCCGCAAAGCCAGACCGTCAAGTCATGCCCTAACGTAGCCTCTATCGAATCCAGCAAGTGTTTGATTGGCTCCCACGGCATAATTTAACTTTTCAACCCGTACTGATTCTTAATCTCGTCTATGATGCGCTGGCTCTTCAAGATTATCTGTTGGTGCTGGCCTATCAGAGAACGTGCGAACTTTTCGTCAGGGGAGAGTATATCACTGTTCTTTCCGCCAAGAACATAGTTTTCGCACGCGCAGCTTTCAATCATACACCCCTCTGCCACGGTGCAGGCTTTCCCTGAGCGTGACAGGCGTGTGCCGTGTGTGTGCTGGCGGTGGCCGCAGCGGCATGTGTCCGGCTTGCTCACGCTTCACCTTTCAGGCTGCGCGAGTAGCCGCAGTCAACGCACTTTAAAACTCTGACCATCTTGGCGGGGCCGGTAAATGAAAATGTCTGTCCCGCTAAATCCGTTGCCCCAGGAAAGTCGGGTATTCCGGTAGAGATGGTATTTTGAAGGGCTTGGCCTTCGCGCATCTCACCATTGCATCTCTGGCATCGTTCCTGTTCTTTGTCGCTCACCCTTCACCACCTTTCAGGGCGTCTGCAAGAGCGGTGGAACATCTCTCAAAGTTCTTGTTAGCCCGCTCCCACGCCTCAAAAGCGCGAAACGCCTTGCCATCATCCGACTTGGATTTTGCTAACTTCTCCCGAGTCGCAATCAGCTTCGCCCGAGCCTTCCCCCACGCTCTTGCGGCAGAGATGGCGGCACGCTGGCTTTCCAGTCTAGTTTCCAGTTCGGCATAGGAAGGCCAACCGCCGCCCTCGCATCGACGCTCAATAAAACGGGCGCAATTAACAAGCATGGCCTCTTTACTGCCCACGCGTCGGTCGCATTTGATGCCGTCTCCAAGCACGGCGTACAACTCGTCGTCATCTTCAATGCAACGATCATCGGCCCTTCGTGAGCGGTGTTTAATGATTGCCGCACGAAGTCTCTCAACCTCTGACATCTCGTCGCTCATCCTTCCCCCTTTGAGCGTGCTTGGATAAAAGCACTCGCCACACCATCAATGCCTTCCAACCGCGAACTGGCGCGCGGGTCAACGACACTAACGTAACCTGCTAAGCCTCTAATCTTTTGCATCACCTTAAGCGCCGCTTGCTGCTCTCTTTGTGCGCCTCTCTCTTCTGCCGAACGAAGGGCAGCTATCAGTCGCTCGGCCACGCTTTGCCAGCACGCCGCAACCGCGTCTACGTTGCCCGCATCGGCCATCATCCTGAACTCATCCCACATCACCTCTAGCAGAGTGCGGGCTTGCTCGTCAGTTGGGTCAGCCATTCGATTCACCTTTCAGTCCAACGGCCTTGAGCGCCTGTTCTATCGATTCCACCACGACACACGGCCCCGGCCAGCGGGCATGGAAGACTTGTTGCTCAGGGGTGAGCTTGCGCTGTGAAGGTCGCTTGCTCCCATCCTTAATTTCGAGCAAAGTGTTCACTCCAGCACGGGCAACTAAGAGGTCGGGGCATCCATGTGCAATAGCGGCCAGCGATACAACCTCGCACCCTGCGCGACGTAACGCCTCGACAATCTCGGCATGATTTCGGTCTGTGCGAGGTCGTAGCTTCATCGTTCTTTTTCCACCGGCACATCCCGAAGCCGGAACGTGACGAATCCCATCGACTTCATATTGCGAATATGATTTGAGCAGTAAGGCTTGCTCTTCGATAAAGAGACGGCTTCATGCGTGGCCGTTTGGCCGCACGCTCCACCTTCAAAATATAGCCACGAACATTTCGCGGTTTGAAGTGTCTTAGCTTCCATTGCAACGTTTCCCTCTTCTTCATCGTTTCCTCTGGGGCGAGTTCAAAGCGCGTTGAAGAGGGGGGTGTCTATCTGCTTTCGGTTGAACTTCGGTATCTCAGCCCACTCACCAGATGCCCGTTTGATTCTGGCCTCTGCTATTTGAAAGTAATGCTCGTCACGCTCTATACCGAAGAAGTTGTGCCCCTCAAGTAGTGCAGCAATGCCGGTTGAACCACTGCCCATATACGGGTCAAGGATGGTCGAGCCTTGCGGCAGATTAAGTCGCCCAATGCACCATCGCATCAACGCGACGGGCTTCTGTGTCGGGTGGTAATGCTCTTGAGGTTCGGACGCTCGCGCGAATCCAGACCAACAGTGCGCGAAGATATAGACACCGTGCCCACGCGAGTACCACGCAACTTCGGCGTCCGACAAAATAGTGCTACCTACCGTGGTACGCTTATCCCAGATGAACCAACTTCCGCACGGCAGTCGGTCGCTATAACAATTCGCGCCAAAGAGAACCACGCGCGGGAAAGCAAGCCACGGCGCAGGGTCAAATGCTTTGGAGTCGCCCTGAATGGCTTCATGTTGATTACGGAGGTGTTCGTAGCCTTTACCTCCAGAGAAGCGACGGTAATTTGTATCGTGTGCGACACCGTATGGCGGGTCAGTTATGACGGCATCCACAACAACGCCTCTCGCCGCCAGCTTCGGCAGTTCGATGAGACAGTCACCGTGGATTAGTTCATACGTCATAACTTCGTACCAGCGCGGGACGCGGGGCTATCGGTTTCACAAGACTGTGCGTCTCTCTTTATCTCCCTAACCCCTCCCTCCCCAACTCCCTCTTTCTTACTAGCCCTCTGAGGTGGCCTAGAAGAATTGAAATCCATTATTGCCGTCGTGAACAATGCGACGAACTATCGCTGCCCCATACCTTTCATCGGCGCGGCTGAAGTGCGTCTCCAGAGAGTCCGGGTCAAGATTCGTCGTCACCACGATCTGATGGTTGTTGTTGTAGGCAGCATCAAACAAAGCGTGAACCTGCTCGGCTACGTACTCGGAAATCTTCGGCTTGTCGATGTCGTCAAAGAAGACCGAGTACCGGAGAGAACTCATCAAATCGTTTGGCCTGACCATCACTTCGGGGGCTGGCTCGTTCGGGTCTGTCCGGGGTCTGAAAGCTTCGCGGTATTGGTTGATGAGTTGCAGCATTGAACACGCGACTAAAGGACGATCTAGGTTCTGGGCGGCTCGTTCGTAGAGCGCCCAGAACAGGTGAGTCTTGCCAGTGCCGGGACGCCCGCAGAAGACGTATGAAGCGTCCGGGTTTGCTTTGACGTACTCGACCGTCGCCGCCTGTCCGGGGTGCAGATCGGTTCTGGCGGCGAGGCCGTCAAGTGTCACTCCGGCGTAGCGGGGCGGTATCTTTTCGAGTCGAGCCGCGACAATCGCAGGTCTTCGACATTCACACCGCCTCGCGCCCTTCCCTTCGACGACTTCCCGGCCAGAGCCGAAACATCGGGGGCAGACATCAACCCCCGGCGCTGTTTTTAAATCGCCACTGGCTATCAGGTTTCGTATCCGGTCGAGGACTGCGCTGTGGGGCGTCATGGCGTCCGCTGGTCTGTTTCGCTCTTCTGTTGCCGTTGTCATGTTCAGCCTCTTTCAGTTCGTAAAACCCTTGCCATCCGTGTTCGATTGCCTGCTCGATGACTCTCTCCGGCGGCATCCCACGCGCTCGGAAGGCGTCGAGTTTTTTGATCTGCTTTTTCGCGGTTGAAGCGGTGAGCGGTTTGCGTCTTTCGCGGAGGTAGGTCTGCCACTCAACCCACGCTTCGGCGGGAAGCCAATCGGGGAGCGGGAAGATTTCGGGTTTGACACTCGCGCGCGGAGAGGGAGCTTTAGCTCCCGTTATATTTAAAAGTTCTTTAGCCAAAGAAGGCGCAATCGGCGTGCCGGACTCACCCCCGCTATTCTGGAGGGGGTCTGATAAGCTAACTCCTTTAAAATGTACTCCTTCATTTTGGATGCCCTCTCTTATTGGAGGGGGTATCACTTCGGTAGGGGGTTCATTTCGGAGGGGGAGCTTATCGGACTCACCCCCGCTATTCTGGAGGGGGTCAAGGGTTGTTAGACTCGCTGGCAGATGTAAACCCTTCTCTGTGATCTCGGTCGAGCGTTGGAGGAAGCCTAATCCCTCCATCCGGCGCGAGTGGCGGATGAGTGCCGCGATACCCATACCTATCGCTTCGGCAACTTCCGCGCACGTCGCGCCGGGATTGGAGTTGACATAGACGTAGATGGCGATGCCCTCGGGCTTCATCTGCCTACCGTACTCTTTAACGATTTTGCCGAGGTTCGCCATAACGGTTGACGCTAGTTCACCTTAAGCAGAGACGGCCTTTCGGGTACGGCGTCCATGCCGACGTGCTGCTCGATGATTGATTCCAGCCGAGCAATGTGTGCAAGCGCCGACGTTCGCCACGGGTCAAGTCTCTGCTCGACGACGATCTGGCGCGTGACGACGGGTGCCATCTGCTCTGCTGGCGGGGTCTCTACAAGCTCGGCGTGCGTCACGGTGCGGATTCCGTGCGCGACGGGCGGCGGGGCGATGTTGGAGACCACCTTGAAGCCGCGCGGCTTGACGTAGGTGACGTTGACGTAACAGTTGATTGCTTCGCGGAAGCGGGTCTTGTCGAAGCCGCCGTTGGTGCGACCGTATTCCGCGAAGATGGCCGCGTAGTCGCGCTTGCGGAGTTCCGAGTCGGCCTGCGCGCCGTTGACCGTGCGGGTCAGTTCGTGGAGCAACTCCTCGCCGAGCGCCAGAATGGTCTCTTTGCTGAAGAGTTCGACGTAAGTACACCATCTGTCCAACGTCTTGTTAATGGGCAGGTCGAACTTCGTCAGCAACTCTTCAACCGACTCGCAGCCGTACCGCCGCCAGTAGTCGCTGCCCTTCTTTTCGAGTTGGTTAAAGATGAAGACCATGTTGTATTTGCCCTCAAGGCTCCGCTCGCGCTCGCGCAGCGCCAGTTCGACTAAAGCGGTCGCCTCCGTGGGCAGTTTCATCCCGGCGAGTTCGGCTGAGAATCTTTGCGTTCTGAGGCCGAGGTTAAGCGTCTGTATCTTTTCTTGCGGTAGCGCCATGATTCTGTCTCCTTCGTTTTCTGTTATTGGTGAGCACCGAAAGCAACCGAGAGCGATGCGTAATGCACAGATGCCAATGCGTGCGCGTCGTGTCGGCGTCAAACATTTGCGGTTCATCGCAGAGAGGGAAAGCGCAATTCTCGCCCTCCCATCCGAGAAAGCGGCGCAGCATCGACGGCGTATAAAAAGACCTGCACCCCCTCACCTTGAGAAGTTGACTACGTTGAGTGTCGGCTTGTTCGCGCCGCACCCATTGGCTGCGCGCACGTTCGATCTGCTCAACGATTGCGAGTTGGCGAGTTAAGGGCAGTTCAGGGTGGATATTGAGGGTGACTGCCTGAGTTAAAGAAACCTCTGAAGGCGCTGAGGCATCTTCAGGCTTCGCGCGAGGTGTTCCGTAGCGGCAGTGGCAATAAACAAACTCACCGTTGCCGAATAATTCCTCAAAACCTTCTACTAGAGCGTTGACATCAATCGGACTGTCGTCAGACTCTAGCAGTTGGTTTAATCTTGCCAACCTGTTCATAGCGCCCTCCTCTCCACGCGCTTAACGTGGCTCGGAGGGACGCCGATGGAAGGCGTCACCCACAGAAGAAGCTTGCCGTCTTCAATCTCGACGGAATCAATAGGCGACACGAACTCAATGCCGTCGAGGTAGTACGTGATTACGTCGCCTTGACGGTAGGGCGAGAGAGCGCCCGAGATAACTTGTAGGTAGGGTTTAGGTGCAGAGGTAGGCTTACGCTTGCGGCTGGCATTGCTAGTGCCCATAGCTTCGTGTCTCCTTGCGGATGTGATATGCCGGGCGTTAGCAACCGCCGCAAGACGGCCCGTACCTTTCCCCCGAAGGGTCTTGTATGGGTACGGACACCCGACAGAAATCGGAGACACAAAAAAGCCACGATACTTTCGGGCGTGGTGTCCGCTTGCGGAAGGGGTTGCTAGCCCCGTCAACACCCGCATTATACGCCGATTTAGGTTGATTGCAAGCATCAATAATTCACCATCCGGGGCGGCTCGCCGCAAGCTGTAACGACTCCCGTGTTGTGTACCACCGGAGACGGGCCGGCGCGTGCCGACACAGGACAAGCCGCCCCGAAACCCTTCAATCTATCCACTTGCGAAAGCCACAGTTCTTAGGGTCGTTCTTCGGACGGGCGCAGAAGTAGGCGGCCCACTGTTTGGGGTTCTGTGGCGCACTCTTCTTGAACTCGGCTGGTAGACCACAATTACATTTTGGTGGTTCGTCACCGTTCGGCTGCTTCACTCGCGGCGGTTCGTTCAGACGTGAATGGTCGTACTCAACGTGCGTGGGGGCGGCTTTGTCGCGCTCCTGCTCTAAACTTCTTTTCAGCCGTTCAAGGCTGGCGATCAGAACGCTTAGTTCTGAAATGTAATAGTTGTAATCCATCTTCACTCTCCGCTACACCGCGCCTCAACGCACAAGGTAGATAATTGCCGCAGCACATGAAACGGCGACTATGGCTCCCCATATGGCAGCAGTCGTATGGCGTCGCTTGTTCTCGTCACGCTGTAACGCTCTTTTGTAGTCAGTCCATTTGTAGATGGGGTGATAGCGTTCTGGGGTCATACTGCCCTCCGAAAAGATAAGACAAAAACCCACGGGTTCGACTCGACTGGATAGCCTCGCTTGGCGTCATTTAACATGCTTCCAATGCTTTCCTTTTACGATGTCACGAATTGTTGACTCGCCTCGGTTGAACTCGCGGGCGATCTCTGCAATTGGAATTGCGCATTCGTACATGTGCCGAATGTCTCGCACGTTATCCACTGTCAATTTGGCGCGTCCGTGAGTTTCGCCAATCGTATGAGCACCGCACCGCACACGATCCTCGGCGTTTTCTTTTGCCGTTCCGTAGGTAAGATTTTCTAAGTTATTGTTTAGATGATTTCCATCAAGATGCCGCACTTCCATGCCTTCGGGCCTCGGGCCCGTGAAGGCGTCCATTAGTAGAGTGTGTAGAGGTACGGATCGGTGCTTCCCCTCTTTGGTTATCACGGCAAAGTATGGGTACCCACCATGACCGGGGCTTGAGAAGATTTCTTTCTGATAGGCGTCATCAATAACCACGCCGCCGCCTTTGCCCTTACCTAATCCGAATCTGCGACGATGGGTAAACACTCGACCGCTCTCTGTTACTGAATAGCCATCATAACTGTGGCATCGTTTCATTGCTCAACCCTCCTAAAAGAAAGAACCCACACCCAAGGATTGTGTGCCCACGGATACTTTTTTCCATTCAGTTCATCCCATATTTGAAAGTAATGTGCGCGGGCACTCTGAGCGAAAGTGTCAGTTGAAGTCGCCCGGCATCCTTCGGCTATCGCATCCTCTTCTGTAATATCCTGCAAGCGTTCTACTCGCACCTCTGTCAGTTCAAGGGTGATGCGAGATGCCCAGCGAGGCATGTGGATGGACGGACGCCAGTGGTAAGCCTCGTTCACGGCGGCGGCTTGGAACTGCTCCCATGCGTCTTCGGGGTCTGCGAAGTCGGTGAACTTGCGGTGCGTGCCGTCCGCGCGATACTCAAAGCCACCTTCCACCATGCCCGGCTCACGGATGCGCCCGTACCAGCGCCAGCCTTCGCGGACTATGAGGCGGTCGCCGGGCTTGCCGTAGAGGCAGCGCCACCCCGGCGAGTGGTAAGAAGGCGAAAACCAGTAGCCCGCATCACCCTTGCCGGGTTCAAGTTGGCGAGAGGGCTGCGGCTTCACGACGCGGCGAGTCTGAGACTTCGAGCCGTTCAAGATTGCGCGCACAGACTCAGCTGAAAATATTATTGGCCTTTCACGCATCCACATGCCTCCAAGAACGCCGCTGAATGATTGCCTGAATGGTGTTTTTGCCGACGCCGTAGCGTGCCGCTAAGTCACGATATGAAATGCCACCTTCGGCATACCGCCTTCTGATTTCAACAATCTGCTCGGCTGCGAGACGCGCCCTGCCAGACTCCTCACCTTGCGCCTTGCCGATGCGGCGCCCCTTATCGCCCATGTCTTTCATGTTCTCGGCGTGTGTGCCGAGAAATAGGTGGTCGGGGTTGACGCACGGCGGGTTGTCGCACTTGTGGCAAACCTCCGTGCCATCGGACATAGCTCCGAAGGCGATTTCGTACGAGTAGCGGTGCGCCCGAACGCGGGCCCAGTTGACAGTGAATAGCCCGTAACCGTTCTGATTCTTGTTACCCGTCCACAGCCAGCACGAGTCGGTTTTCTGAACCTTATTCCAAAACCTTCTAGGGTCGGCTCTACGGAGGGCTTGGTAGCATCGTTGGCCGCACGCCACTTGGACGCGCCATTTCTCGTCGCCCCTATTACGGGGCCGGTCGAAGCGGTTAGCGCACGCCGGACATATCTTGAAAGCTGGCAATGCCCCTTCCTCTGTGACGGTGATTTTGATTCCCATAGCTTTTAGATGATAGGCCGTTCCTTAACTTGTAGTTTTGCTTCTGCTGTTGCCATCTACGCCTCCACTACAACTACCGTTGAAATCTCAATCTCTAAATCTGCCGTTTCCAAATCCCTTAATCCTTCTTCTACCGTGGCCTTGATAGACTCATCGGGAAGGTTAGCGGGAACGGTGAATTGAAGTTTGACTTCTTTGGTTTTCTTCATGGCACACCTCACGCTGCTATCAGGTTCGGCTCTACTTTCAAGATGCAGGAGCGACAACGGATAAGCGTGCCGAGCAGTTGAGAGTCGCGCACATCTGAACCTGCTACATTGTCGCTACCACATACCGCACATGAAGCCTCGCCGTCTCGCGGATATACACTCGTCAACCAATCTTCGATAGCCGCATCCATCTCCGCGCCCTCTTGATAGGAACGCTCACAACGAATATGACCTGGACGTAGAACGCGCCCTTCCCGTTCGACCATTTCAACCCATGTAAAAAAGCTGGTCTGTTCGTTTGAGCAGAGCGTATGCCAGCCCGTAGGCTTGCCGTCTTCCGTTTCCCATTCGTAAACGTCAAGCTCAAGCAACCCATCACAGTCAGGGCACGTCGCTATATGCTCGGGCACGGCTATGTTTGTATTGAGCATCTACGCTGCTTCCTCAAACCACATCTTGACGGGTCTTTCCATCTCAACCCGTCGCTTCAAGAAGTATTCGACCAAACAGAAGGCGCATCGGTCAGCTATCCTTGCCCGCCGACACGCGGCAAGGATGCGTGGGTGAATCCATTCGTGACATGTACAGGTGACTCTTTCCATGTTTTGAACCGAGCGAGACGCCCCCTTAGCTGTTCCCCCCGAAACAAGGGACGCCTCGCCCGCTCCTTCCACGCCCCCGACCAAGCCATTGTTCGGAAGACGTGATGTGGATGTCATCGCCTTGCCTTACTCCCAAACCCGGCATCAAAGAATGATCGCGCCGTCTTAACCTCGCCCGGCTCGAAGATGTTGATGCCGTGCCTCTCGCGTAGCCCCGCGATGAATTGGATAAGTCCCATCCTTAATTCTTCCGTACAGTTCTTGTGGTGATGCTCGGTGCAATGCGAGCACAGATCACATTGCGGGCCTCGGTCGCACCCGCAGCGGTAGCCGATGACACATCCACCAGTTTGGAATTCGGCATCGCAGCACGGACAGTTAGACATTCCTCTCATCGCCTCGCCCTCCGATAACAAATGAATCCCAACACGCACAGTAGAAGGACAGCGAACACGCGGCTTCAGCGCCGCAGCCGAACAGGTCTCCTCCGGTGAATAGTGTCGCGTAGTCCCTCACCTCACCCCTCCATCTATCGCTCTCTCTACCCTGTCTCTCGTCTCACGTGCGCCGGTCAAAGCTAAAGATTGACCTTCACAGAATGAAAGAGTCTCGATAGCACGATTGGCAAACTCTAACGCGAGGGCAAATCGTTCTTCGGCTAGATAGGCTTGTGCCCTTATGTCATCAGCTTCAGCGCAGCGATATGAGAGTCCGAGTCTTTCCCATGCCGTGTGTGCGTTCTCAGCGAAGACATAGGACAGTTCGGGTTTACCCATGCGAATCATCAAGAGCGCTGTGTTGTTGTCGGTCAGAGCGAGCTGCTCGGGCATTTCCGCGTAACACTCTCTTGACCGCTCGAACTTCTGATAGGCCGAAAGGAATTGACCTAGCTCCATCAATGTCTTCGCGAGGCCGTGGTGGTGGTCGCCCTTAATCTTTCCCGATGTGACTTTGCTTAAAAGTGGACGTGCCGAGAGGTGTGTAAAGTAGGCGCTGCGGAATCTGCTTAGGTCACGCGCGACCATTGCACGCGCATTCCATTGCCGAAGATGTGATTCGTAGTCGTCAGGCTCAATAACTTCTAAGAGTGCATCACAAACGGCGAGCGCATCTAAGGCTTTGTTCTGGCAGCGAAGCTCCCAGAAGCGTACGAAGAGGGACTGAGGGTCTGAGGTGTTTAGTGTTATGCTCTGCTGTTCGTTTAGCTTAAAGAAAGGAGAAGCATCAATGAAAAGATTGCTCGCAGTGTTCACGCTGGCGTGTCTACTGGCAGCGCCAGTTCTGGCCGACGGCGGCTCGGAATCGCCGCCTCTGCCGTCTGCGCCGACCAGTTCGAGTTCAGTGCTCCAGACTGTGCTCATCTTCGTTCTTACTCATTAACCTTCAGCGGATGGGCGGGCGTCTCTAGTCAATCAAACGTCACCACCCCGTTACCCACCCGCCAAAGGAATCAAACTCTTTGCTCGTGCATTCCTACCCGGTGGCCGTTCCCTTTTCCTTCTGAGTTAAGAATCGTCGCCGTCAACTGTCTTAATGCCTCTTGCGCCTCCGCGATCTTCCGCAGCTTCTCGTCATTCGACTGACATTCAAAATGTGCCCTCATCACGGCGTTGATGCCTTCCGAGACTGAGGCCAGAGCTTTCGGTTCGGTTGTCACGACAACCTTCTGCGGGGCCTTCGCGATCCTGCGAGCTTCAAAGTCTCGGAAGAGAATGTCGGCCTGTGAGAAATCAAGATCGGCCACGATGTACCAGATGGAAAGCAGGCGGGTGTATAAGTCCTTCTCGGGGTCTTCACCCATCGCGTAGATGCCTGAAGGGTGTTTGCCGAGTCTGGTCGCTATATCATCGACCAGACCCTTTAAGACCGCGTTCATTACGAGATGTGGCGATGTCGTCATTGATAGAAAACCTGAAAAAGTTCTACTTCTAATTGCTCTCGGTTACCTGTACTCTCCCTCTTGCGTTAGGCGGAAGCGGCCAAGTTGAATTCATCCTGTGTCCACGGGTTTCTTTCCTTCGGCTGTGCCCGGTTAGAGGGATTTGGTTAATGTCGGCAAAAAGCATCTACTGATTGTTAAGGGCTATGTCCCACGCTTCCCGCGCCCGTATGTTTGCAGTAATGGTCGCAAGTAAATCCCCGATGCCCCGAGACGAAGCAGGGGCCGCAAAGAGTGCCGTCTTCGTGGCTTCCCTTGAAAGGCTGATTGCAGTGGGCGCACAGGCAGTTAAATGCCTGATAGGCAGTTGGCGAGAGGATGACATCGACGGCATAGCGCACGCGCTTCAATCGCTCCCGCTCATCTTTGGAAAGGGCGAAGTAGAGCCGCCGCAACCCTTCAAGGTCATCGGGAAGAGTGCAGGCGTGACAGAAGAACTCGCCTAGCCCTGAAATGTCACTCATCGTAAGAACCTTTCATGCGCGGGACTCGGGTTTCGGTTTCACAAAGCCGTGCGTTTGGCTCGGCATCAAACTGAAATCTCTTTCGCTCCCCCAACTCGTTCGTGTCCGTCGCTCCGGTGTCCCGGTCAGCGATTACGCAGCGACGGATTGCGCTTGGAGTCTGCGAAATGTTTTCCAGAACTCCGAAATATCTAAGCTTTGCACCGACCTTCTCAGGTCATGCAGGGAGTACATCGCAAAGCCGTAATTCTTGCCGTCCATTGGTTTGTCGCTTAAGACGAGTGATGGACAGCCGAACTCTTTAATGGCGGCTTCGTACAGAGGTAAATCCTCCGGCTCGAAGTTGGTTATCCCTGAGCCGCCTTGTGTCCAGTGTGGGCTGATGATTGATTTCATCGTTTCGCTCCGCCGTGCTGGCCTTCGGCGCTTATGTGGTCGGACTAGGCGGCAGCTTCCGCTGTCTCTTCAACGACTTTGCGCGGCCTTCACGTTGCCTGTACCGCTTCTTTTAATTCGGGTTTCTTGCGCAGAAACACGGGTATGCCTAACGTGATAATTTCGTCGGCAACTTCACTACGTGTCAGACCGGTTAGTGCGACAATCCGATTGATTGCGTCTTCGTTGGCCGGTCGAGGTCTAAACGAAACCGGACTAGCTGCACGCTCATATCTGGGTGTTCTTGCCATGACGGTATAACGTATACAGCATACCGTATACCGCTGTCAATAGCCTATCGAGATTTATTTGAAGGTAAGGGGAAGATAGTGTATACAGAATACTGACATACCTCATTCTCGGTACGGTAGGGAATTATGACTAAACCAAAACGGCACGAATACGTTATCAACCTCTCATATAGGCTTGGGGACGATGAGGCGCGACGATGGGAGGAAATGCAGGAGAGGGCGCGAAAAATAGACAAAAACGCCAATCGGACAGATGTTACCAGAGCACTGTTGCGGCTTCCGCCCGACAGGCCCGACAAGCCGGAACTACTAACAGAGGAAGACCGCATCTACTTTTTAGGTGACGCCGCGCCGAGACCGTCCGTGACTTACATAAAACTGGTCGGGCGCGTCTCGGCAGGCAGTATCATTGAACCTATCGAAGACGCTGAGTCGATTCCGGTTCTCAGTACGGATATAGAGGGCGTGCACAACGCACGCGCCTTAAAGGTAATCGGAGATAGCATGGTAGATGCCAATGTGATAGATGGGGACATTATTCTTACTGGGGACTGTCCCGATCCGCGCAATCGGATTGTCGTGGCGTACGTTCTGGAGAATGGCGCGATGGTAGGAGCGACGCTTAAATGGTGGCGGCAAAAAGGCAATAATGTCACTTTAGAACCAGCTAATCCGAAATACAAAGCAGTAACTTATCCCGCCAAAAAGTTAAGGCTGTTTGGCGCACTCATTAAAGTTCTACGCACACTCCCCAAGCCGGAAGTGAACGAACAAGAGGCAGCCGCATGAATAAATGTCCGTGGTGTGGCGAGAGCGTAGACCAACAAAGAAAGCTTTGCCCCGCCTGTTATCGACAAGCGGTAAACGTCGCCGCCGTTCCACCCGAAGAGTTCGATAGCCTACCCTACGGCATTATTGAACTTGACGAGACGGGCAAAATTATAGCCTTTAACAAGGTCGAAGAAGACAGATCGCCATGCCTCGCTGGCGATGTAATAGGTCTGAATTTTTTCAGAGAAGTCGCTCCCTGCACACAGGTGGTGGAATACGAAGGTCGATTCAGGGAGTTGGCAAATTCCGATAGGCCATCTGAAGAGTTCAGTTTTATTTATCCTTTCCCGCAAGGCCCGGTGCGCGTTCATATCGTTATGGTGCGAACGCAGGAGAGTTGGATACTGATAGTCAGTAAAGAGATGATAGCCTGACGTTTGATTGCGTAAAGGAGAATCTATGCGCCTCACCGAGGTACATCCTCAATCTTCACTTCAAATTTCCCGTTGCAGTTGGTCACGGACAATCGCATCGAATAGCTGGATTTATATATTCTCTGTGGCGCGTGCTCACAACTAATATCCCAAACGCCGAAAGCGCAGTCACCCGATATGTCCATCGCAGTATGGAATACGACCTTCCAGCCGTCTCGCTCAAACTCCTTTGGCCCAACCGCCAGAAAGCGTCTCAACACCTCCTGATAAGACGGCGGCTCTACGTCCTCTTGCTTCTGTTTATCTTTCCCGCGCCCGTCGTGAGTACGACCATCATCGCGCGCATCACCAAACAAGAGATCGTCGTCGCGGCTGACAGTCGGATTGTGAGCGGATACGCCCAAGCCGATGCTGGTACGTTTTGCAAGATAAGGAAAGTTGGAAGTTATTACGTTGCCGTTGCCGGATTGGTGTCCGACTACGGAAGCGGCTTCTCTATTCTCAAATCCGTCGAGCGCATCTGGGATGTGAAGAAAGATTTTACCGAAAATATTAAACAGGTCAGAAGCGACCTCAGTTTTTCCGTTGGGAGTGAGTTGGACAGAATCAGGGGCCTTAACCCCGCAGCCTTCGATGCCATACAACGAGACAATGATGTGGTACAGCTTCTCTTTTTCGGGTTCGATGGTAAGACGCCGATAGCCGCCTCCCTCAGATTCGTTCCAGAGAAGAATGATATTTTGCCCTTCTGGCTTGTCTCTCACGGAATTCTCTGCCCCGGCGACGGATGCCCACACGGGACGGGAACCTTCATGCTTGGCCTTCACGACGCCGCCGACAGATTTCTTGCTCAGCATCCGCGCCACTGGAAAGGCGACACGGTTGCTGCCGTTCGCGTACTGGTTGAGATTGAGATTGCAGATAAGCCGAGCATAGTCGGCCCGCCTATCGACATTCTGCGCCTTGACCGCAAAGGCGAACACTGGATTCAGCGCAAGCCAGAGTGCGGCAACCCATAAGCAGACTCTTAACCTCTCTAATCCTTCCATAACCACCTCCAAATTATTTTCAGAGCATAGCATGATTATCCTCTTGACAGTATACGGCATACGGTATACAGTATACCCAGTTCAAAGGCGAGCGAGAAACGGAGAGCCAAACATGCACCGCACCCAAACCAAAGCCACCTACTTCAAAACCCGCCACGACCTACCGCAAGGCCGCGAATGGCTCGTCACGACCGAGAACGAACATTCATACGTCGTCACGGTTTGGGTTGAAGAGGAACTTGGGCGGCTCGCGTCATGCCGATGTAAAGCGTTCTCGTTCGGTCAGCCCTGTCGGCACATTCGATTTGTTGCCTATGCAGACAGCTTTTTAACGCGCGCTCCCTTGCGCGAGATACAGAGGGTGGCGGCGTAATGGCTTCGTGGATGAATAGAAAAGCGGGGCTGTCTCGCGGTGTCAAGATGTTGCGCCGTTCCGGCTTGCGCCCGCGCCGTCACTCTATCGAGACGCGCAGTGGCCTGATTCAAGAGTTAGACCGTGTGACGAGTTTGATAGTCCGCAAGCGCGATGAGTATTGCGTTACCTGTGGCGAGGCTCGCCCTGAACTTTTAACAGCTTCACACTTTTACTCTCGTCGCTGGCTTAACGTGAGATTTGACCTTCGCAATGTGAATTGCCAGTGCCTTCGATGTAATTGCATCGTTCATGTATCGAACGTCTGGCCGTACACATCATGGTTTGTCAATCACTACGGAACCGATGTGATGCACGAACTTTTCACGCTTAGGAATAGACGCGAGACGCCCTCGACGGATGAACTTAAATTTATGCTGTCGGAATATCGGCAGGCACTAAGGGAGATGACGTGATGAGCTTAAGACTCGAAACCGAAACCTTCACTCGCTGTGGCGCTTGCCGTAAGCGCATACAGGTAATTTCGCCTCGGACTAAGAAGCAGTACGAATCCGGGCTGATAAAGATAGACGGTGGGACAGTATTACTACCTGAACGCGTCGCCCTTGCGAACAGCAAGCCGGGACACTGCCAGTCACATGCCTCCGACCTTTCCGGCTACTACTGCAACCATGAATGCCTCTCGCGACGAATCCGAGAGTTACTGCATTTGATTGGTGCGACAGTGGAAGGCCCACATGCCATAGCCAGCGCGTCAGCGCACCCAACCGACTCGCACACATAGAAGTCAACACCCAAGCGAACACAAGGGACATAGCCCTTAACAATTAGTGAACGTACTTTGCCGACATTAACCCGAACGGTCAGTTCATCAGGAACACGGAGAGCCAAACATGACAACCAAAGCAGCACGATTCTACGAAGACAAATACATCGGCCACCTGACAGACGAGCAGAAGCGCCAACGTCAAGCCCGCTGCCTTGTGCATAACCCACAGGATTTCGCTGACGTAGTGATTCGACACGCTCACCGCCTTGTGCGTGACGGTCGGGGCGAATATCAGTTCGCTAGAGTTGAATCCGAGGGCGTGACGTTGTGGGTGCTTGAAGAGTCCACGGCCACCTATCGAGATTAGGGGGAGAGCCAAACAATGAGCGACACGACACTCACCCAAGAGACAACCGAGACGCAGCACACGCCGACACCGTGGGCCATACCGGGAGCAAACGTGTTCCGCGTCATCGCGCCGCATGACCCCCGCAAAGACCGTTACGGCTACTGGCGCATCGTGGCCGACTTCATTCCTGAAGCTTACGCGGACGAAGAAGGGATAGGGCCGGAGGCAGCCGCCAACGCGCGACTCGTGGTGCGGGCAGTGAACAGTCACGCAGAACTTCTTGACGCGCTGAAACACCTGTTAAGCCGAGTCGCAGAGTTGGGCGCAGCAGGGCACGCCGTCCCACTCTGGAACGCCCTATGTATTGAGTACGCGATGGAGAAGGCTCGCAACGCAATCGCCGCCGCCACAGCCAAGTAGGGAGAGCCACACAATGGAAGAGACAAGACAAGACCTTGAAACACTGTTTCGGATGCTCGCCGCCCGCACGAAGGTTATTGAAGCGTTAGAGCGTCGGGTTGCGGCACTGGAGGAGCGATTGGACGAGAGACGGCCTGAACTCTCCCGTCCCATGCTTCGGGTAGTCGAGACGCCGGAGGTTGAGGGAGTAGCAGTCTGATGGGAACGACTAGAGCAGAGATTTCAAGATGGTTTGATGACGGCGTGCGTGACGGCAAGCTCTACATGATCGTCGTCTGCGACACCTTCGACTATGAAGACTATCCCGTGTATGTCAGCGAAGAGGAAAGCTTCGACGCGGTATACGCCAAGCACAACGGCGAGAACATGCAGAAGATCATGGAGGTCTACGACCTGAGCGCCGACAAGGGCGAGCAACTGGCAGAGCGCCGCGCCTTCCACTATCCGAGCGACAGCAAGTTTGCAGCATAGGATTAAGTCATGAACCTCCTAACTACTGAATACACCGAAGCGGAAGCCCTTGCCTATCTCGAAGGCCAACAGGCGAGACGAGACGGCTTGTGCTACTTCGACTCACCGCACATGAAGGCACGGCCTCGCGATCTGTATCTGATATGTGCATGGGGCGAGGGTTGGCTGAGCGAAGACGCAATTCAAATCTGAGGAGAAAACCGGACATGTGGATGACAGCATACATTAAAGAGATTCAACGTCAGTTTGTTGAAGTCTACAACTTCACCCCGCGCTCTGACGCCCCGCTTATTCCGAGGAATGTCCCTGACGGTGAATATCCGATGGCGATTGAGGGCAAGGTAGATCGGGTGCGAGTTGAGAACGGATTTATCAGTTGTTGTAACTTTGAAGAGTCTGCCTGACTGCCACACCCATCCGAGAAACTAGAAAGGCTGAATGCCTATGCAGCAAATCCGCTTCATCATCAAGCTGGCCGTCATCGCTTTCTGTGTAGTCACGCTCATCCTCTTTTTCTGTGCGCTCGAAGGATAGCCGATGCTTAACCTTCAACCCATCTCCTTTGAAGAGGCATGTGAGTTTGTGGGAACGCATCACAGGCATCATAAGCCGCCGCAAGGCTGGAAATTCGGCATTGCTGTCAACGATGGGGAGCGGGTGGTCGGAGTCGCCATGATCGGTCGTCCCGTCTCCCGGCACAGGGACGACGGATGGACGCTCGAAGTTATCCGGCTCACGACAGACGGCACTCCGCATGTTGCCAGCAAGCTTTACGCGGCAGCTCGTCGGGCAACCTTCGCGCTCGGTTACAGGAGATTGGGTACGTACATTCTTTCAAGTGAAAGCGGAGTGAGTCTGAAGGCTGCCGGATGGAAAGAGATCGGGAGAGCGGGTGGTGGTTCGTGGAATAGGCCCGGTAGGCCACGGGTAGATAAAGCGCCTACGGAACAAAAGAGTCTGTGGGAGGCTGCGTGATGTTCACCAACTCTCGCAAACCTCTGGCGCGTGGCACATCACCGATGCGTCGAGGGAACCTGAGAGGTGGTCAATACTCGAAACGTCTGGGAACAGCCAGACCGAAGCCCGGCTCAAGAAGATTTCTGATTGCAGAACTTGACAGAGTGACAAGCCTGATAGTCCGCAAGCGTGACAATTTCCGATGCGTCCTCTGCGGAAGCACCTATGAGCCACAGGCCGGGCACATCTTCAAACGCGGACTACTGGCCGTCAGATGGAGTCTCGAAAATATTTGGACTCAGTGCTCGGGCTGTAATGTCCGCCACAATGTCAGACCTGAAATCTACATGACATGGGCAATCAAAAAGCTTGGGTGTGAAGTCTTCGCCGCGCTTCGAGATCGTGCCTTTTCCGAAAAGAGGTTTGAGGTGTGGGAATTGGAAGTGAAGCTGGATGAGCTTAAAGAGATGCTGAAATAAACCGATGCACGTCTACCTCGCAAGTCCGAATACCCAACAGCAGGCCGAGCATTGCGACGGTCTGCTGGTCTTGCTCTCTTTCGCCTCCTTCAGTCCGTGGCTCTGGCAGTACCAACCAACTTTTCGACGGGTGCTGATAGATTCGGGCGCGTTCTCCGACTTGAACAAACTTCAGAAGGGGAAGGCGCGGAAAATTGATCTTGGGGCGTATCGCGCATGGTCAGAGTTGTGGCGCGGACACGCCGAAGCAATCGCCGGGCTTGACGACATACTTGGAGATTTCAAACTAAGCCTCGCTAACTATCAAGCGATTGAATGGAGTTTCCCGACTTGGCACGAAACCGACCCGCTGGAGTTGATAGATGATCTGTCAGAGATGGCCTTAGAACGTAAAACGTGGCTTGGTATCGGGCTACTTCCGCCCCGACACGGCAAGGAGCCGATTATCAGAAAAGCATTAGAGCGCGTGCCCGAAGGTCTACATGTTCACGGTTGGGCGCTCAGGGCTTATACGCATATTCGCCGCCTCAATTCGGTGGACTCCACAAATTGGTGGCGAGACGCGATGAAACTTCGGCAGCAACTTCCGTGGCTCACATACGGAGAATGTCTCGACCTGATTATTAAACGCTATCAGCGATGGACGCGCACGATTAGAGAGCCAAACGAGAGCGCATCTCTGTTTAACTGATGTTTCTTCTATTTTACGATCACTACACGGAAGAGGGTAAACCTATGCGCGTGACGCACACACTGCAAATTACCGCGATCTGTCCCGTTGACGATAAGCCCGATGTTTACGAATGTGTTGTCACGGCTAAAAGAGTGATTCCCGTCGAAGACATTTTAGCGGCAGCAAATGAAGTTAAAGATATGAAGGCATATCAAGAGGACATCTGTCAGGAGTTGCATCGCAAATTGGCATGTGAAGTGAAATTGACGGGCTATCACTCGGGCGTGTTGACGGAAGTTATTTGCGGCTTATCCTAAACGCCAAACCGAACGACCCTTCGCCAGAACGGAGAAGGCCACGGAAGGAGAAACGGTGAAGAAACAGAAAGAATGTTGCATTTGCGGCAAACATAAGAACGAAGACGGTAGCGAGCCGATAGGCCACTGTCGAAGGTGCGGGCGTCCGGTGTGCGACTTCTGCGAGCATCTCCGGGTGTGCTGCGACATGGACGATGACGAGGAATAGCCGATCAGCCCTCGCACACGAAGGGGACGGCGCACCGCTCGCGTGCATGGCGTTGTTAGATTGCGGATTGAAAGGAACGGTTCGATGAGTAATCTTTGTGGCTTCACTTTTTCTAATGGTAGGCGCGGCCCTTGCCTACTTTCCAAAGGCCATTCTGGTTTTCACGATGACCAGGCGGATAGAAAGGGGCGATGGTGGGGCAAAGAGTATTGCCCGCATCCCGGTCAGGACTGCATAGACGGTTGTTACTATTGCGGTCGAAAAGTAGGCAATGCCACGGGCGACCACAATCACACGAAGACTTCCAGGCAAGGTGATACGCCTGAATATAGTTGCGTGTGCGAGACCTGTTAGCCGTCTAACGCACAGTAGACGTACTACCGTCCCGCCCAAACAGGCGTGTAAGCGAGAGAAAGGAACGATAAGGAGAAACAATGCTAGGAGTACCCCTACAGATGGCAAATCACAAAAGGCTGCTGGCGGTCATCGACTACATCGTCAAGACGGCCTTAGACCCCAGAGCGTCTTTCGATTTCGATGTGAGCGATGACACCGACGGCTGCGGCAACCGCAAAGTGGAAATCAGCATTAAGTCGCGCGTCCCTGCGGGAGCGGCAGTCGAGATACTCAAAGGCCGGGTCGAAGGCAATGCCCTGCACGGCTTCGGAGCGGTCAAAACGGAGCCTCGGCAGAAAACAGGCTAAGGCTCCACTTCTCTCCGAGACTGCGTGCCATCAAACTTTTTGAACGGATTATGACGCTTCTAACTGGCAGTTGTGGAAAAGTATGGAACGTGCATAAACACTGGAGGAAAGCATGAATATTGACGATGGCGACGGAAGGTACACTATACAGATTGCGCCATTCGCGGCAGAGCCAGAGCGCTTTCTTGTGGAGATATTTCGTCCACATTGGGAATATCGAGAAAGTCACGTTCCCGCCAAAG